TGTATAATAATATAGATCAACTAATCTGCGGGCGTGCTATAACGGACTGATTATTCGGATATAGTAAATAGATATGACGATTTAGACTAATCATCTAAAGACTGGTAGTAGACGGAAGTCCAGCAATCTTATTATTTTTTTTCGCGTCATTAACAAGCTCTATAATGAAGAGAAAGACGCAAGAGCTAGCGTGGGAGTAAGCGCTGTATATGGTTAAAGCCAGGCTTAATCTGAACTAGGATTAGGAGGTTGGGGTACGTAATAAGCGGCCTGGTTGTACTCAAATATATTTCTCTTTATTTTTTTTCGCGGAATAAACAGGCAGTAATACGAAAAGGAGGCGAGTAGTTTAAATAAAAACAGCGAAGTGACGACTTTAAAAACGATGGCGGATATTTGAAAAAGTATCTGGCCGTCCTCGCAGACAGAATGGAAACGACGGACTATTTGTTAAGTAACGTGCTTGTAAATGGAAACAATAGTTGACCGCGAGGTTTACGCGTAACATGAATGTGGAAGGACACTGATCCAACAGTGAGCTATGCTGAAATCGAAGGCCGGCGGCATTCATTATTTTTTTTCGCGTTTTAAACAGCCCTCCTTATGAAATCATTAACAAGGAGGAATTTACATGACTACTCTTGGACTGTGGGCGATTATTTGCAGCTCTGTTTTGGTGGCACAGTTGATCAACGTGTGTTTAAGCATGGTGATCACCAGCACCAAATGGTATCGCAAACTGATCACTCGGATGGGTGTTGGCATGGCGAAGGATCTGGACCTGGTTGATGACGAAACGGAGGAGGGAAAGAAGATACTGGATTATATTAAAGAGGATTACTAAACCAGCGGAGCAATCTCGCTCCGTTTTATTTTCGCATCTCCAACACGCCTCAGTATGAAAAGGAGGTATCGCTATGAAATTTCAAACAAGCGACGAATGCAAAGAATGGGTCATTGGGATGCTGGAGAAATGCGACGAGGTGGACGAAGAGGAGCTCAAGGACTGGGAACCGACGGAAGAGGATATCGAGGAGATGAACGCCTTCGAGGAAGTTATGGGAAAGATATTCTATAACTACGGAAGGCTTCAGGGTATCGCCAAATCTGTTGAAGAGTTCGGAGGACTTGGATACGAGCTCGCCAAGCAGGAATGTCTGAAGATCCAAGAAGAAATCGACCTTGGTGTCGAGGTTTTAGAACGATATTTCGATAGGATCGGCTTGAGCTGATCCTTATTTTTTCGCATCTTAAACACGCTTCTTATTGGAAGAACATTAAGAAAGGACGTGATCAGATGGATAGGCACTTTTACATTTGTCTTTCGCTGGAGTCGTATAAGAATGACGAGCAGAAATTCAGGAAGTTAATGCGAGAACTGAATGGGTTTGGGATTATTATATTTGACGCGGATGAAGTTCCGCTTGTCGATAGTAAGACAAAAGAGCCCGTTTACGAAACGCTGATGCTGTACTGCTGGGAAGAGCGAGACGGAGCTATGCTGGAACTGGCGGAAGATATGCGAATGAGCAAAGGAACTGAGAACAATATTTACGAGTACAATGGTCTTCCGATGATAATGTGAGGTGAGCTTCGGCTTGCCTTATATTTTTCGCATCAGGCTCACTCCGTTACGCCAGAAATGAATGCGGCAGCTACTACGTATCTACCGACTCGCATCTGAAACAAGCCGCTTTATAGACTTAAGTGAAAAGGAGGTAGAGAACTATGTTGGCATTAAAGATCGCCGGCATTATATGTGCCGTGCCAATCGGAATCTATATTGGGATCCGGTTGGCTGGAATATGTATCGCCTGGATCAAATATGGCCTTAAAGGATTAAAGCCGCCAAAGGACTGAAGTCGGTTTTAGGGAGTTAATTGTTACAGCTCCCTAATACTTTTGGTAGTGGAGAAAATCAAAATGACAGTCAAAATCCGACCGAAGTCTGTGGAAAGGAAAAATATTTACAATGGACGTGCTCAAGGTTACGGTGATTGGCAAGGATATATGCAAAATCGTGGAGGGCTATATGGAGTTAGCTGGTATTAACACGGTTAACACGGTTAGGACCGGTATGCTAGGTAACCTAACTACCCATACGTATGAAGTTGCGATGCGAGAGGATGAGGTGATCAAGAAGCGCGGGATATTTATGGAGAAGATGGCGGAGGATAGTATGCGCCTGATGCCAATGTACGTTCATGGCGACTGGATGCGGATATTTGTGATGAAGCCGATCAGGAATTAGTTCGCGATCAGGACATGCTTTGCTATGAATTACTTACAAGGAGGATGTTCATATGACAAAAGTTTATGTAGTCCAAGAATACGCTTGCGAAGACAATTACGAAGGCGGCAGTAATTATTATAGCGGCATCATCGGTATATGCGACTCTGAAGAAGCGGCAAAGAGATTTATCAAAAAGATGTACGATGAATTTCTTAGAATAGAATCAAACGAGCCACTTGAGTACCGAAGACCGGTGCGCTATAAAGAATACGACGTCGTGGTTGGTGAGGATCTTGACTATAATGGATATATGTATACCGAATTTGAGTTGGTTCAAGAGATTGAGAAGCCAGGTTAATTTCTGGCTTTTCTTTTTTTTCGCGGTCAGAACAAGTCGCTTTATAGAGCCGAGAGCTCGAATATACGATTGGAGGTTTTGTAGCATGGAGAATAACTTGAAGAAATGGTTATGCCACGATCCCTATTGGACGATGAGCCAGATCGAAAAGCTGCGCAAGGAAGGTGTTTCTGAAAAGGACGTCGCAGTACAGCTGGGATTTGAATCGACAATAGCGATGCGGCGCTGGAGATCAGGATTCTCCGGTGGAAGCAAAGTTGTATATCGGCGATGGGCACAATATTTGGAAAAGGAGGGAAAGACTCAAAACGAGATCGCTCTGATCATCGGAAAAGACGTGAGTACTATTAGAGCACTTATCGGCAAAGAAGAAAAGGGCGAAATCGTGGAGGAGGCTTAGCCCTCCTTTTTTCACTTTGAACAGAGTGAGAAGTGGTGAAGCAAAGCGGAACTCGCGTTTGAAACAAGCCTCCATATAGGAAAGGAGGTTTGGACAATGCAAAATTACTTAAAAGTCCATCCTCATAGTTGAGAAGGAGGGGTTGGGAAGTCTCTGCTGCGATAAGGCCTGCGCGGAGGAGCCCGACCCTTCCGTTTTTTTACTTTCGCATTTGTAACAAGGATCTATATAGAGCAGGCAGCTCGAATATTTGTTTTGGAGGATTTTTGAGATGAGTAGGATCGAACAGGTTTACATCAACAGGTTAATCCACGAGGACAAACCCAAGGCTGCCAGGTTACTGTATGAGCACGGTTACTCGGTAAAGACGATTTCCAGGTTCCTGAACCTGCCGGAGAGCAATGTCCGGTTTATGGTCAGACGGGAATAGTTCGCATTGGAGCCATCGTGCTCCAGTTTTTATATTTTCGTACTGAATATTTTGAAAAGGAGAACAAAAATGCATAATTTCAATGTGATATTTGAGGTATTTGACGAAAACGGCAGGAAGGAACTGAAGACGGTGTCGGTTGAAGCTGGAAACAAAAAGCTGGCGGCGCTGAGGGGCATGCAGGCGATTAACAAGCTGGACGGATATTCTGAGAAGTTCAAAAACGTGGTACAGATCGAGGAGGTGGCATAATGTTTCCGAATAGTTCAGGCGTTTTGTTCTTCGGAGCGGAAGGTCAGAAACCAGTTACGTGGAATGCTGTTTCTAGTTTTGAAGATATACCTTCGGATACGTGGAGTCCTACTGAAGAAGAACAGAGCAAGATATTTGCAACGATGAGGAATACTTATACAACCACTTTCAATTGCAGTATAAGCAAGCAGGGCATTAAAAATCTGATGGAACTGTTCAGGCCATTTAAGCTCGCCAAAGGGCCTGCGCGCAACCGTATGATCAGGCGAGCCAAAAAGATGCAGACAAATTATATTTCCACTTACACATTCAGAAAGGAAGGCGACGAGTATGTCGACGAAAGAGGTCAGGTTCGACTTGTATTGCAGTAAATGCAAGCACTATGAAAAAAGCGAGGCGGAAGATCCTTGCTGGGATTGTCTGAACCAGGGCTGGAATGAGGACAGTCATGCGCCAATTATGTTTGAAGAGAAGGAGGAGTAGATCTCGCGGTTGAAGCATGCCTCTCTATGACAACTGATGAAAGGAGAGAAAAGATGCTTATTACAGGACTGATATTCGTTGCTATAGGGCTAGGAATAATAGCGACCTGGATCAAAGGAGATTAACTCGGAATTGAAGGTTGAACAAAGAGGCTGACTCGTATGAGTTGGCCTTTTAGTTTTTCGCATTTGAAGCACGCCTCATTATGAATCCACAATGAAAGGAGAGAAAACCATGAAGGATGATCCTAAAGTGATCGACTTGGGCAAGGAATTCAAGAAGGAGGAGAGACGCAAGAAGGTCGAGGCTCTTAAGCAGAAAGCCAAGGATTTTTGGGACACCAATAAAGTCTATATTGCAGTAGCGGCTCCAGTCGTGGGCAAAGTGGCGCTTGAAACAGTAAGGTTAGTCAAGCGGAACCACGTCGCACGGATCGAGCTGCGTAATAAAGACTTGAGGTTGTACGACACGTCCTTGGGGCATTACTGGGAGCTTCGGCGAAAACTGAACAATTCCGACTGGGTAACTATTAACCGAAGACGTAACCTTGGAGAATCGCTTGGCGACATTCTCGAGGAGATGCGGGTTCTGAAGTAGGATGGGCTTAGGCTCGTCCTATATTTTTTCTTGGCGAATCGATATGGAGGTACTAAAAATGAAGACCATTCCAGAAGGATACACTTATGCAAGATGCGACTTATATTCTGCCGATGAATTCATGGGACTGTTTGGAAATGTTATTACACAGGGCGTTGCAGCGGAATACGTACGCAACAATCCTAAAGAGCAGTACAATACCGATGACGAAATTGCAGTGTACACCATTATAGATGAGCGACAGGTCCCAGGTCTTCTACATGGCCAGCACAGAAACACAACCAAACGGACGTATTATACTGACAGATAGGAGATATTTCAAAATGGCAGAATTTAGTTTCGAAAAATCCGTTGTAGTTAAGCCGGGCGACCCAGTAATCCTGCCGGAGATCAAGATGCTTCCCGGATCTAAATACTGGGTTAATTGCAAGTGGACACGAAACGGAGAAGAGGAAACTGGTCATTGGGAGATTAAAAATGACGATATGGAAGGAGCGTATATGATATGGCGGAAAGAGAATTGGGAGCAGCTGTTCGACCCGTTCAACGTGAAGATCACAAGCTTAACAATCAGCCGCATACAGTAACGTTTGCTGATTTTGTGGAGAAGCTGCTTGATGAGAGCTACAGTCCGGAGGAGAAGGCGCAACTGAATAAGATATTTATGAATAGAAAGGAGATCCTTAAACCGAGAAGGAAAGACGACAAATCAAGCAGCAGGACTATCTTGTCAATCCTTGCTAACGAGTATGAGCAGTTTATATTTGATACGATGAAGAGGAAGATGGAGGAACAATCTCGCATTTAAAGCACCCCTTCTATTGAATACTTTTTGAAAGGAGATGGATATTAATGGGCGTTTGGTCAAAGGTCAAAGAATTCTGGAACGACAACAAGCGAATCATCATTCCTATTGCCGCTGGTATTGGAGGAGCTGTTGGCGGATATTTTCTATGTAATGTGCTGAGAAATAAATCCGGTAACGTCACTTTGCCAGTGGAAGAGGGGATGAAGGCGCTAGAGTCCGAAACGAACGAAGAATATGACTGGGGCAACCGGATGCTTAATACCATCATGGACTACGAAAAAGATTGTGAAGAAGGGAAGAACTTTTGGTACGACGCTTACCGGAAAAAGTGGGACATGGTATCGGCGCTGGCGCAGGAAATGGACGATGCTCTTCTACTTGGAGATGGGGAATTCTTTGTGATTGAAGGAATAAACCACGATTTGCATGAAGATAATCTCGGCTACTACGTGCATCACATGATCGACGATATGCCGAGCTACCCACCGGAAATGGTGACCGAGGAGAGCTAAAAGCTCTTCTCTTTTTTCGCGTTTGAAACATGTTAGTTTATGAACAGTATTAAAAGGAGGAATGTGTTATGTTGTTCATCGTAGGTTGGCTGATTGGAGCTGCTATCAGCTGGGCAGGAGTACTGGTGTACGGAAAGCATCTTCACAACTACACATGGGAAGAGACCTTTGAAGCCATAAAACAGTTCAAAGGCTCTTTTGCAGAAGAAGTAGTGAAAGTTATGCTCTACATCCTGATCTGGCCCATTGAAATAGCCGTGATAATCTATCAACGGGTTTACATGTAAATCATGACAAGAAGAGTTATAAAAAACTTTTCAATACTGGACAAATGGGAGTCATAACAAGGCTCCCTATTTTTTCCTCCTTTTAGACTATGTATTTCTCAATTCGCGCCAAGCTAACTTCGTTACGCGTGAAATGAACGACTGCTACTACGTATCTGCCGCCTCGCGCCAAAAACACGCTACATAGTAGAAGGATTGGAGGAGTGTATAAACCGGGGGAGGCCTCACAGGTAATGCTGGATGTGTTAGCCCTCAGTAATAGTTCAATGGTAGAACGCCGGTGAGGCGCTGCTTTACCGGAGACGCCTGTTCGAAGCGGGCAGATCCTTTTATTTTTCGGTTTGAACACGGTGAGAACCGATAAACGAAGTGAATCGAACCGCAGACCGAACGAAGAGAGTGTCTAAGGCGTTATTGCTTCGCGGCATAAACAGCCTCTATTATAGAAAGTATAAGGAGGTAAGAAACATGAAGAAACATTACACGGTGCTGGCTGAAAATGGGCGGTACACCGAGCAATTGGGTTTCTCTAGTCCTGGATACTGTGTTATTGGAACTTTCCCAAAGCTCAAAAAAGCGCTTAAGTGCGTCGAAGAGATGAGTGGAGAGGAGGTTACGAAAAAATACGGATCCGTGGATTTCAGGAACTGGCTTGGCGAAATCGCTGTCCAGTTTAACGGCGAAGGTGTGAAATACCCTTACACCAGATACACTATAGCGGTTGCTTAGGCAGTCGCTATTAGTTTTTTTCGCATCTGAAACAACGTCCTTTATGAGATAAATACAGAAAGGATGATAAACATGCAGAAACTGTATCTTGTAGCAAGAAGCGAATTGCCGAGCGAACTCCCAGCGGAGATTATTCGTGGATTCGTTTCTGAGAAGAGCGTGATTGAGTTCTTTATGGACTTGACGGGTGCTCCGATCAGCACGATCGACGATGTAGTCGACAACGAGATGTGGGTAACGAATCAAAGGCTACTGGACGACAACTGTTTCTACGGGATTATTCAGACGGAGCTGTACGAGTTTTAGGAGTGAAAGAGCTGGCTTAGGCTGGCTCTTCTCTTTTTTCGCATTTGAAACAATGTTCTTTATGAAATCATTAAAAGGAGGAATTAGAATGGATCAAGAATTGAAGGACCTGAAGGAACGGCATGAGAACTTTGGTTTCGCGCTCTGCGGGATTATCGGACGGTTGTATGAGTATCTCAGTAACGACTATTGGATCATCGAATATGTTCCTAAACCGATAGCTATGGCTTATTGCGAAGCAGTTGACGCCATGCTGAAGGAGGGAGCTACAGTGATTGGCTACGCTGGAGAGAAGTACAACATGGACGATCTCGAAGAGTTGTCTGAAAACCTGAAGGCTTGCTATTAGCAGGCCCTCTTTTCTTTCGCGTTCAGAACACACCTCTATATGAATCAATACATAAAGGAGATGGATAATTTATGGGTAACACCTGTTCTATGTGTTCATACTGTATTCTGCATAACGGCCAATATAGGTGCGGTCGAGCAGAGTATGGCTATATGGTTATTAGCGAAACAGACGAATCGTGTGACCTATTTGATCCATTCGAAGAAGACGAAAAAGAGTCCTAACAAGGGCTCTTTATATTTTTCTCAAGGAGGAAGATATATGGAACCTTATACGCCAGAAAAATTTGAAGATCTTATAAGAAACATTGCAATAGACAATTATGACGATCCAGAAGAGCTCCATATTAAAATGGACGACCTGATGTGCGATACATTGAGGGCGCTTGGTTATGGAAAAGGTGTAAAGATATTTGAAGACACGCCGAAATGGTATTCATGAAAGGAGGCCACTATGACCAACGAAGACTACATCAAATCTCTACCGAGAAAAGAATTGGCGGTAATGCTTATAAATACGTCAGAAGTTCCTGACTATGGAGATGACGATGATAGGTGGGATATTCCTTTCATGCAGACGGTCCACGTCACCTCAGATCGAATGGAGTTCTGGGACGATTACGAAGGCGCTTTGGAACACGAATGTTGGTGGTTGGCACAGGAAATGGAGGACGAGGAAGATTGACAGTCCAGGAAAAGATGAAGGCATACAGGGAGAAAAACGGATATTCTATCGAGAAGATGAGCCGGAAGAGTGGGGCCAGTGAGGTTTTGCTTCGAATGCTTGAGTGCGGGAATGTAACTCATCCGAAGATCGCCGAGCAGGTTGGCAAGGCATACAAGCTGAATAAGGAGGATATTTATGGGTTGATGCCAGAGAATTACAGGCCTGGAGAGAATTACGATCCAGAACGGTATGTTGAATTTGTTCCTGATAGCAGGAATACGATAATTGGTAGGACATCACAGGATGAACGGGATTATTACGGCTATATCGCAGACAATGGAAGAGCGCTGCTGAAGAATGGAAGGAGAGGGGTTATACAATGAACATTTACGAGTATTTGAAGAAAAAGTATCCGGAGGCGAGCAGATGTCTGACAAATGGATCTGTTAATTGCATTGTCAAGCAATATGCAAAGGAGCTTCGGGTCCGTAGCTGTATGGAGTTGGTTGAGCCTGGTAATTTTTTTGATGTGCTTGCAAAGAAAAGTGAAGAGGAGCTGCTTACGATTCGAAACATGGGAATCAACAAGATTCGTTTTCTCAGACAGGCGCTCAAGGATTGGGATGAAGAAATGGGCATTGAGCGCTTTGATACCATGGTCAATATTCGCAATGTAATGGTTTACGATCTTGACGACTCCATTCGGGCCAGTAAGTTTCCTATGAGCACGGATCCAGACAACGAAGCGGTTGTACTTGGCGAACGGCAGTACAAACTGGCTGAATGTAGACCCGGAACAGGTCATGATAACTTCTTGCAGGGAATTCGCGTAGCCTTTGACATGGATATCACGGTCAAGGCGTTGGTGGAGGCTGAGCGGTATCATTTCTTTGATATTGTGTCTTCAACGAGCACCATGCACAGGATTACGAAGTTCGACCTGGACAAGTGCTATTGTAAGTATGTTGACAGCGGAATTCGCGTAATTATGAAACGGCTGGTCAACGAATACAATGCAAATCCGACGGAAGAAGGCTTGCTGAAGATATTGTATTCCAATCCGTGCGGCTTTACCTACACGATTCGATTCACCACTAATTACAGGCAGCTCAAGACCATTTATATTCAGAGGAAGAACCACAGGCTTCCTGAATGGCGGGAATTCTGCAAATGGATTGAAACACTGCCCTACGCTGAACTGATTATTGGGAGGGATAGCAATGCTACTGATTCTGCTGTTTAATGTGATATTTGTTGGGTTCTTTGTTGCCGCGAATCTTGCCAATAGAGATACAACGCTTAAAAGTGTTTTGAAGACTGTTGCCGGAATTGCGGCGATTATATTTTTCTGTCTCTGCGTCTCCGCAATTAAGGTGAATCTGGACAAGGATGCTTTGGAAGCGGAGTGGTCTGAAAGATACAGCGCGATATATTCTCAGGCTATTTATGAGATGTATGATAGCGATTCTGCAAAGAAAAAACTGGCTGATCAGATTATGGAGTGGAATATAGACTATGAAACTTATTGGGAAAAGAAGGAAAATATATGGATATCCTGTTTTTACCCGATAAGGATTGAAAATTACAGGTCTATTTCCATTGAACTGCTTGGAACTACTGAAAGGAGTGTTGGATAATGCCGAATTACGTAAAGAAGCCCGTCACCATTCAAGCCAGCCCGTTCGGCGCGAAGGATTTCCTGTATTGGGAGCCGTGGGTCCAGGACGGTTACGATAAGAAAGAATGGGGATACCGCTTTGACCCGAATACCGGACATCCAAACGGCTTTGTGGTAAAGACACTCGAAGGTGACATGAGCGCCGGACCTGGTGATTACCTGATCCGAGGGGTAAAGGGCGAGCTTTATCCCTGCAGGAAGGATATTTTTGAAGAAACTTATGTGAGGGTGGGAGATTAATGATAACGGAACTCATACCAACGTCCCAGGAGCATGTGAAGTACATTAAAGACAAAATCCCGCTTCCTGACTTATACGAACAGCTGGCGGAAGAGGCGGCGGAGCTATCTCAGGCAGCCAACAAGATGGCAAGATATTTGCGGGGCGTGAATCCTACTCCGAAGACCGAGATGGAAGTTAGGAACAATCTTGTCGAGGAGTACACCGATGTTGTCAACGTGGCCTGCAATATACTGGATATTCATCCAGACTGGCTGGTAAGCGACTACAAGCTGTACCGGTGGTCGAAGCGATTGGAAGAGAAGGCCGGATATTCTGAATGCGAGGCGTGCAGGATTGAGTGAAAACTCGCGCGTAGCTCCTTTCAGTCGCAAATCATGACCACGGCAGCTACTACGTATCTACCGACCTCGCGGTATAAACAAGCTACTATATGAAAAGGAAAGACGAAGAAAAAAGAAAGAGGATGTCTTCATCAAGAAGCTGAGGCGAAATAATATTACGATGATTTGCGCCAAATAGTGCTGAACGATGAACACATCCTCGGTGTTTTTCTTTTGTCTTCAAACCACTTTCTACCTATTATATAAGGAGGGCAATCTCATGGCTATCAGCATCAAGTTCAACGAAGTTGGCATCGTCGGTATCGTGGTTGGTGTGGTAGGGACCGTCTACGGCATCTGGCGCGAGAAGAAGAGCAACGACCTGGCAAAGAAGCTGGATACGACGCTTTCTTCGCTTGAGGGAAAGGCTCGGGTGGATATTTCACAGGACGTGGTCAATAAGGCTGTCAAGAATGCGGTCGAGCGTCACGCCAACGCCGCCGCAAAGAAGGCCGCTGATGAAACCGCCGATCTTATCCGAAGCGATATGGACAGCATGATCCGCAAGGATGTAGACCGGGTTTACAGTGACTTGAAGGAGGGCGTGCAGGAGCGAGTCGCCGAGGAGATTGCTGCCATCGACTATGACGAATTCCGGGACGAGATCAAGCAGATGGCGAAGGACAAGGTGTTCGACGAGGTCCGTGACGCGATGAATGTCATGAAGATATTTGGTAATGCCGCGTCTGGAAAAGGGATTGATTGGGAAGGTATTTCTAAAGCAGCTGATAAGCTTCCTTGGGGAGAAAGAGGAGAATTCCTCACTTCCGTGGTTAAGAACTGGAGGTAAACATGCTTCTGAGCAAGTATTATGTTGTATACGTCGGGGTGCCTACAGGGTATCCTGGCGTTATTACTTTGTCGTTGGATTCCGGAATGACGAAAGAAGAAATGAGAAAGCTACTTTGGTATAACTTTCCGTTTGCAATATTGGATATTTTGGAGGCGAGATAATATGACAAAAGTTACATGCGACCGCTGCGGAAAAATTATGGACATGGATTTATTGGGATATATATTCTCAAATCATGAGGACGGGCAATGGGTTCCGACCGTTTTGATCAACGCAAAAGACCCAGAGACCGGAAAAGCAAGGAAAATTGACATATGTGAAGATTGTGAAAAAGCTTTGTATACGTTTATATTTGGCGAGAAGGTGAAAACGTGAGTAAATCAACCAAACTTCTTATCGCTGTTCCGACCCTCGATTATATTCACAGAAAGTTTGTGGAGAGTCTGACCGGCCTTACGAAGTATCTGGAATCTAATGGACCGGAGTTTGACGTGCATTTCGAAGGCTGTACACTCGTTTATATTTCCAGAGACAACATCGTAAAGAAAGCGATGGAAGAGGACTACACAGAAGTTCTGTGGTTGGACGCCGATATGGTGTTTGACAAGGATATTTACTGGAAGCTTAGAAATGTCGGTCAGGAATTCGTAACGGGGCTGTACAGGGGGCGACATGGCACGCATAGACCCTGCGTATTTGAAAAGCTGGAGCCGCCTGAGCGATGGGATAGCTTCGACTTTCCAGAAGAGCCAGAGATTCGTGAAATCAAGGGCTGCGGGTTTGGCTGCGTGTTGACCAGTACTGATATTCTAAGGACCGTCTGGAATCGCTTTGGAACCTGCTTCAGACCGACGCCTTTGCTTGGGGAGGATCTGGCATTCTGTAAGCGGGTGAGTGATTGCGGGTTTCCGATGTACGCGAGCATGAAGGCGAAGGTCGGCCACATCGGACAATACATAATAAACTGCGGAGAAAATGAGAATGGATCGATTCTGACGCTGATTTAAGGAGGGATATTTGTGATCGAAGAAGGAAGCTATGGGAAATTCAAGTATCTGTTGTACAAGCCGGACCATCTGACGGACTTGACAAATCTCCCGATGATCGTCGTCATGCACGGCTCAGGGGAGATTGGCAGCTCGCTCAGTAAACTCAAGAAGAGGGAGCCTTATATTTCTCTTAAGAACGGCAAGTTCAAAACCGATGCTTTTGTGTTAATGCCTCAATTGCCGAAGAACACCTGGGGAAAGATGGCAGAAGATATTATGAAGCTGATCGGGCATTTTGTCGAGGAGCTTGGGTGTGACAAGGAGCGGGTATCCCTGACCGGACACAGTCTTGGCGCGATGGGCGTTATTGAGATCATGCTCAAGTATCCTGGATATTTCTCGGCTGGGGCGTCACTTTCCGCCGCGAAGAATTATAAAGCTGATCTGCCAGCGCTGTCTCACATGCCGTTATATTTTCTATACGGCGAGAAGGAACACAATTACAAGAAGTACGCCAAGGAAATGTTTACTGTGATGGAGGGGCTGAATACGGAGTCCTATCTTACTTGCGTAAAAGGCTATGGGCATCCGATTCAATTCACCTGGACCAGCAGCAAGTATGGTATATTTGACTGGCTGATGCAGTATCAGACCGGGGATCTGAAGAACCCGACGTGGCAAGAACTTCTCAGTGGGCTTGGCGTAACTGGACTTGGAGAACGGGTTCCGGACAGCGTGGCCTTACCGCTTAAGATTAAGAAAAAGAAGAGTTAGGAGGGATGCTTATGAGCTACCTATACGATGAATACCTGCACGATCACATTGAGGGCGTGCAGAAGGCTTATGGATGGCTAATGGAGCATCATTTGATCCCTGCGGACGCCTTTGTGCAGGATATTTCTGAGCACGACGCATCGAAGCGCGGGCCGAAGGAATACGACGCCTACGACCGATATTTCTACGGCGGCAACAAGAGCTTCCAGGTTGTTCGCGACTTTAACTACGCATGGCTTCATCACATCCACCACAACCCGCATCACTGGCAATACTGGGTTTTGCAGAACGACGAGGAGGCCGAGGAAGCGCTTGAGATGCCGAAGCAGCGCGTGATCGAAATGATCTGTGACTGGTGGTCATTCAGCTGGAAAAGCGGAAACCTTGGCGAGATATTTGAGTGGTACGAGAAACACAAGGACATGAAGCTGCATGAGAAAACAAGGAAGATGGTGGAGGATATTTTGGGAGAGATGAAAGCCGTTCTTGATGAAGATCATAATCTTGAAAATTACGGCTTAAACGGTCTGAAGCTAGGTTCTACGGAGGAGAATCATGAAAATCATTAAACAAGGCGATCTCAATCGGTTGAAGGAGATCAAACGCTTTGAATGCAAAGCCTGCGGATGCGTATTTGAAGCGGATAATACGGAATACAATCACCAGTACAGCCAACGAGAAATGTGCAGTTGGTACGAGATCAAATGCCCTACTTGTGGTAGCTGGGCGACTACAAATTGTGAGGAGGCTAATGTATGAATCTTAATATCGTACTTGACAACTATAAAGACCGCCCTGCTGAGGAGCTTCGCGGATATTTGCAGGGGTATGTGGATGCCTATGCTGAAATCGATGAGCAGCGGAGGAATCAGGAGCAGGTCTATAACCAACTGAACAACGCTGTGAAAGGTAAGGAGTGATATTTATGAGTTTGGCACTTTTGAGTCCGTGGCAGCAGCTTTTGTGGCTGGTGTGTGCGGTGATTTTGATTGTGCCGGTGGTGAGCGCCGGGGTTGTGAGTATCATTCGCGGATATTTTAACGCGAAGGAACAGCATGCCGGAAAGATGGCAAACGCTTTGGCGAACGCTATCAAACAGATTGCCGGCGAACTGAATAAGAAGGCGGATGAGGTTTTGGAGAAGATTAAGGATACGGATTCAGGGGAGAAGAAGGAGTAGACCTCGCGACATAAACAAGGTGTATTATGAAGAGGAAGTGTCATACGATGTGAAGTAGGAGAGACAAATTCGAAGATATTACGGTTAGCTGCCGAATATCGAGTAGAAGGATTGTCGCCGAAAGAACCACGTCAAGCCAATGACATTTACCGGATTATATAGGACTAGAGGGTTTTAACATGACCCTCTTTCTTTTTTCGCATTTAGCTCGTTTTACTCGCATTTTAAACAAGCGGTAATATGAAGAGGAAGTGTTAATGAAAGGCACGCACAGCAATCTTAATGATATATGAAGAGATTGAAAAAACCATGTGCCTTGACAACGCTTCCTCTTATATTTTCTTTGTATCGATCGACGAAAGGAGGTGTATGTGCATGGACAAAAGATGCGATTATGTTCAGAAGTTTCTTGCAGAGCGGGAACTACAGAACAAACTGTTTGAAATCATGAAACTGCATCGCACTTTTATAACCGATCTTCTAAACAGAAAGGAGGATGACGTTGATCTACAAAGGCTACCGAATCATTGTGAGAAGGCATCCCACACCGCTGGACGAGAACCGAAGAGGGTATGACATCGACGCACCGAACGGACAACTGATCAAGGCAAACTTTGCGGAGCTAGCACACTGCAAACAGACGATCGACCGAATGATTAAGCTCAAGCGTTGGGCGAAGTATTGTTGAGGAGGAATTATTATGCGTAAGGAAGGCAATGATATTTTTCTTGAGGAAGACGACCCTGAATTCGAGCCTTTTATTGAATTGGTGGAAACGATCCTGAACGATCCCAATACAGAAACCTATGAGTATTAAGGAGGAATGATATTTATGAATTTCAAACCAGTACTGAATAACTTGTGGAAGTGGACAAAGCGGAACAGTACGAAGCTCCTTGCGGCTGGGGCGATTACAGCGGAGGCGTTAGGCTTCTGGTTTATGCACAAGGAGGCCCCTGTAGTTCGGGACCGGTTGGAGGAGCTTGGACCGGATGCCAAGTGGTATGAGAAGGTAAAAGTGGCGGGTCCTGTATATCTTCCGGCGATTGGTATGCTGGCTCTGTCGGTGGGCTGCATTATCGGCGGCTGTGCAATGGGCGAGAAGAAAGCGGCGATCATGGCCAGCTTGTATTCTGCCAGCGAGGCTTCATTGAGGCGGCTGGAGGAGAAGGTCGTCAAGGAGATTGGGCCGGAGAAGGCGAAGGTGTTGCACGATCAGGCCTCAAAGGATCTTGCGGAAGCTACACCGCCGACGCCCAGTAATGTTAAGGATACCGGCAAGGGAAACGATCTGTTCTTTGAACGAAAGACGGGTCAGTGGTTCAGGTCAAGTTATAATGCGGTGATGAACGACGCCAATACATTTAATAAGTATCTGATCGACGGATGCAAGATGCTGGATTTCAATGAATGGTTGGATTGTCTTGGTGCCGAGCGGGCGGAATTTGGCGATATGTTCGGATTTGGACCGGACTGGAGGCTGAATGTTGTCATTACCGGCGACTGCAAATTGAGCGACGGACAACTGTATTATATTCTGGACTACGCTCAGGGACACGACTACGGACCAGTGATGTATAACGGCAAACGCGGCGTGGAGTTCAGGCAGATTGACGATTGCTTTCCTCCGTCGTACTGATTCGCGGTTAATACAGGCCTCCTTATGATACCAACTAAATAAGGAGGCTTTTTATATGGCATTTAGATTTGAAGAAGCCAAGTGGAACAAGGAGACTGGCATGTGGGATTTTGAAAATGAGAAACCTGATCCAGACTTCTTCGGCGGACTTGGACCTATGAACACCGTTGCGGATTTTATCTCGGAACTGAATGACAGTTTCTTCCGGGATATTCTCGGTGACGAGACCATGGATAAGGCGCTGGGGAGCTTCGAGAAGGAGGATCTCTTCCGGGTGATGGCCAAGATATTCCTGAATACTGGCTTCGAGAAATGGGCAATGAAGAGCTGAGGATTGGTAGTGAATAGAGGATGATTCGAAACGGGTCATCCTTTTATTTTTCTACGTTAACAAGGAGGGCTGAGTATGAATGCAAAAACACAGTTCTGGTGTGCACGATATCACAATTGGCTTGTGTCAAAGCCAAGACGCTGGCATAACAGCTATACGCATATCCTTGGATACAATCGCAGCTGTTTGGACGTCAGACTTGCTGGATATATTGGACGACACAGGCAGATCGAGAAATGCTTTATGAAAGGTTGGTGTGATTGATATGAAAACTTCAAGCCCGTCGGAGATTGAGAAGAGATTCAGACTCTACTACAACAGAAAAAGACCAACACGCAGACCAAAGGCGAGAATGAGGACTCTGTGCAAGCAATACGATTATACTCATTGGAAGTTGAATCATCTGGGTTATGAAAGACGAAGATTGATCAAAAACTGCTTCATGAAGGGATGGTATGTTGAGAATGAATATTAATACTCGTTGGGTGCGATTGGGAATGAGTTTGGCTGGGGTTGCAGGCGTCGGGATTACTTCATTGCTGTCAGTCAAGTGTCACGACAAGGCTAAGGACAAGAAGGAGAAGAAGGAAAAGTGGATCGCCTATGCTCCGGCCATCGCGAGCGGGGTTCTGACTTCAGCATGCATACTTGGGTCACATCACCTGTCCAGTAAGCAGATTGCGGCATTGACGGCGAGCTGCGGATATTTGGCGGCGAACAGGCAGAAGATCCTAGAGCGGGTGCGAAAGGAAATTGGTGAGGATAAGACCAGACAACTACAAGCGGAGGCCACTAAAGAAGTGCGAGTAGAGAAAGCCAAGAAGGAGAAAAAGAAGCCAATTATTGAAGAAACGGGTCATGGTCACGAGCATTTCATGGAGGATGTGTTCTTCAGGGAGTTCTATTGCTCGGTTGAACACTTTGAATGGGTTAAGAAGATGCTCAATCACATGTTCATGCAGGGTCAGCACGTGAATTACAACACGTTTTATGAACTTTTGGGGCTTTCAAAGACAAAAGAGGGCTATGAGTTCGAATGGCCTGGTGATTTGTACGGTTTCAGCATAGACGAACCGATCTACTGGGAACGCATACCGTCTGTCGATGAGAACGGCGAGCGCATGTGGGTTGTCAGTTGCCGGACAGCGCCGCCTATCACTGGATATTTATTTGGAAAGGAAGAATGACTATGAATACCAAGAAGTGTGACCGCTGTGAACGATTCTATGAGCCGTATCAACCCGATGCGGCTCTTAAGTTTTCCAATATGCTCATATTTGCTGTGGACTATGAGGACGATTATGGACCAGGTTATTACGAGCGTCGTCAGTTTGAACTCTGTCCGGATTGCATGGCTGACGCGGTGAGATTTATGCAAGCGCTGATGGGAGGAGAGTAAATGCTCGGCTATACTCAAGTCGTCCCGTCTATGAGATTTAAACAGTTTACAGATGATGAGCTGACTTATTTACAAATGGTTTTAACCTCTTCTCCGATATATTCGCCTGTTCGCGAAGAAATGCTTAAAGAGATCAATTATGAACATGGCAAGCGAACTCAGCAGAATTTTATCGGAGGTTCTGCAACAAATTACAATACAGGATGGTGATATTTATGCCTTGGACTAAGGGCGCTGTGGTCATCAAGAAGAGCGGTGATGAGACATGGGCGAATGAAATGGAGAAGGCCCTGGATATTCGAAGACCCAAAGATCAGGAGAAGGAGGCACTGACCAGGGACAACGAGTGGATGAAGAAGCACATTGTCGAGGACCTGGAGCAAAAGATCATTGACGCAGAGATTAACTATGGATACAACTTTGTTCCGCCAAAGTGGGCCAAACCGATATTCGACTTGATTGCGCTGGTGGAATACGGTGCGGCGATATTTGTAGACAAATACATGACGATTCACGAGGAGTAACTATGGAAGACAAGAAATACGAGAATTTTGTTTTGAAAAACATGCGCGCCCAATATAAGATACCGGAAAGCATACAGGACCTTCCAACGATGAGGGAGTGGTTGAAACGGATGGGGGCGAGCAAATTCATGATTCGTCGGATGGAGGAGGCCTATGAAAAAGCGCGTATGTGATATTTGCGGCATGAAATTTGAACGCGGTTTGCAGATGAAGGCGCTGCATGACGGGATTGCGCCGTGGCAGAAGAGGATATTTGTCTGCGAGAAGTGCGAGAACGTGATTAAGCTGATGGTGCTCAAGATAAGGAGAAAGGGGTTTGGAGAATGACGATTAGAGTTTTATTTTACAACGGAGAGGCTGAGGAATATGACAAAGTCATCGACTACGATTTCTATCCGGAGACAAAGACGCTATTCGTTAATCGGGAGGGTAATAGGTCCGTTTATATTCCGTTCACGGAAAAAGTAACGTCTGTGTATATCTACGGCGGCACCGAACGCGGATATTTGGAGGGACATGATGAGGCGTGTTGAAATCTGGACGGTCTACGGGGATCATCTGGTGTTTGACAATGTGATGCTGGCAGGACCAAGCGAGGGAGAACGGTTCTTTTGCATACGCCGGGATGACCGGACGGATTATATTCCGGCGTATGACATCAAAAAGGCACAGGTTGTGGACTACGACAAGCAGGAGCGGTATAAGTCAGATTTCAGGATGGATAAGAAACCCATAGACAAGAAAGGGAGAGTCTCGCGGTAGTTCACTGCGTTCACAACTTCTTATGCGCCGGCTGCTAGGCATCAGACGATTCGCGGTCAAAACAAGGGGCTTAATGAACGGTCTTAGGAAAGATCGTAATTTTCAAAGGAGGAAAGAACAATGGAAGACAACAAGACGACTATCGGCATGGAGTTTGTCGATGAGGAAACGAAGGACGAGACTGAAGTGACCGACCTGCAGAAGGTGGAAGAACAGAAAACTCGCGGACCGATTGGCAAGGTCGTGGACTGGATCACGACGCCGTTCCGGTTCCTCTACAATAAGGCTAAGAAGAGCCCTATGGTAGCTGGACTTGGAGGCGCTGTGATCGGCGCGGCTGGAGGCGTCGGCGGCAAGATACTGTACGACCACTTCAAGGGAAAGCGGAACGAAGGCTTTATCCCGGCAGATCCCATCGAGGTACCTGACGAGGGCGAAAGCTATGTTGATTCCGCCACTTCCTACGAAAGTACGGAAGACTAAGAACGACCGAGAGGGATTGTTAAGATTAACAGTCCCTCTTAAGTTTTGGAGGTGGATATTTTGAAGCTACTCGATAAATTCACCAAGAAATTCGCCAAGTCAACATCGACGGCGGTGAAGACTGAGGTGAAAAAGACGGCGGTGGACCTGCTGCCGACGGTTGCGGGGGTTGTCTCCATGGTGGTCGGCATTGTGGTATTTAAAGGGACGACTGGACCGACAAAGATGAAACCAATAAAGCCATCGGTGACGAATACGCATGTGACGACCAACAATTATTTCTTTCAGAATCTGAGCGAAGATATGATCAGGAAGATTATGGAGGGAAAATAAGATGGTTACGGCCGATTGGGGTTATACATTTACAACTTTTGACGAACTGAGTGGAGGGATTGAAGTGGAAAAAGATATTCGCAAGGAAGATAAGATGAAGTCTGTCAAGACCGGTGTGCGGTACGTGGTGATCGGACTGGTTGCTACCTTTGTCGGCGCGGTGACGAACAGCGTGGTTGGACGGGTGGAAGGGCCGAAGTTTGCCAAGGTCGGAGCCAAGCTGGGCGGTGTGCTGGTGGGCATGCATGTCGGCGACCAGGTGTCGGATTACGTGCTTGGCCTTATGGATCGGGTAGAGGCCAAGGTTGAGGAAGTCAAGAATTCTTTGGACGAGGAGTGATATTTGAATGGCAGAAGTGGACAAGGAAAAACTAGGCTTCACGCAGATCAAACCAAAGGAGGAGGTAGGTAAAGCTCTGGAGCCGGCAAAGAAGGCCGTTCCGGACAAATCGAAGCTGAAATCCGGAGTGGTGGACAAGAAACCGACCTTTGGAGAGCGGATTGCCAACAACTTCATGAATATCGACTACGAAGGTATCAAGGATCGTTTCCTGTTCGATGTGCTGTTTCCAGAGATGATATCGGCGCTGGGCGACGTGCTCCGCGCCATATTTTCACAGGACGGCCGGGGGACTGTGCGTAGGAAGCGCAAGGACGGCTACACCGAGTACAGCAGCATCTCGGACGGAAGCAGGAGACGGGAAAAGGATATTACACGACAGGACTTTCGCAAGATCAAACTGGAATTCTACGAGCGGGACGATGCGATAGAAGTGTTGGATGACCTGCGGGAGATGCTGGCGGATAGCAGTTCTGGATACGTGTACGTTCGGGACTTATATTCTCTTGCTGACCTGCCCACGAATTCGGCTATGCTGAACTGGGTATGGTACGATCTTGAGAATTGCAGGGTGGAGCCCAATGGCGGGAACTATGTTCTGTGCCTGCCACCTGCAGAACCGAGAAATAGGAGGTAGAGATATGGACTTAAAAGGAGCGTTATGGCAACGGGGTAAATACATGGAATATCTTGATGAGGAGATCTCAGTATTCCAGTCCATAAATAGCGACCGAGCCAAGGAACAAGTGGCCATGAATATTAAGATGCAGGAGCTATCAAACGTATGCTACGATATTGCCGTAGATATGGATTATAGTTCTCATGAGGAGACAATGGTTACTATCACTATGCCTTATAGCAATCTTAGATATTTAAATGTTACGAATAAAAATGTGGAGGAAAAGAATATGCCTATTAATATGTGCGATATGTTATCTCGCAGTATTCTTAATGATCTCGAACATAAGTATCAGTCTCGGGCAAACAAGTCCGAATGGCCCAAGTGGATCGAAGGACTACCCGCCGTCAAGAAAGTGGAAGTCTACAACAACCGCGTCGTAAAGGTGACCTTTATTGATGGGACATTCACAAAGTCCGTCTGCTCGGAGAATGATATATTTGACCTGGATGTTGGGATCACCGTTTGCGCGATGAAGAGGCTGTTGGGTACGAGCAGCGAAAACGCGACCCGTGAGTATAACCGCTTCATGAACCATGTGCACTCTGTAATGGAAAAGAATACGCTTAAAGAACTCGCCGAGGAAGCTGGAAAAGCAAAGGAGAAGGCCAAGAAGCGTAAGGCGGAGTTGAAGAAGGCTGCCAAGAAGCTGAAGGCCAAGGAGGAGCAGATTGATATTCAGAAGCAGGCGATCATAAGAGCGCAGAAGGAAATGGAGGCGATGGAATGATTGCCAAGCGGCCAAGAAGAAAGCTCGGGCATCTGATCATGGACCCAATCGATGAGTTCATGCAGATACCGGAATACGACCGACTGATATTTGTGGAGCAGAATAAGGCGGCGGCTCAAAAGACACGGGCTGCCGCTTTGATGTACATTGGAAGGAACGAGATGGGATTGACGACGTCTGTTAGAGAGAATGAGATCTGGGTGCTGAAGGAAAAGGACGTCATGGACCAGAGTATGATTGTTGATCTTAGAGTTTAACTGAGCTTTTAAGGAGGGTTTTGTTATGAAGATTGAAGATACGCTGGATATTTTTGACATTGACGAGATTGAAAAGATGAGTCCGGAAGAGTGTAAGGGATTGCTCAAGGGGTTCTTTATTGGGGCTGGATTTATGAAGGCCATCGACGATGGTATCTCGAAAGCGATTGAGAACAGGTATGAGAAAAAGAAGACAAGACCCGGTTATGCTTATAACCCTTATACATCGGTGTCACCGGATCTCCAAGATTTTAGGCGCATTCAACTTACATTTGATTCTCGTGAAGACGCTGAAGAGCTTCTCGACGATTTGCGAGAAGAACTTGAAATAGCCAAGGATTACTATGTATCCGTCCGGACTTTATATTCTCTTGCTGATTTGCCAACAAACGTTGTGATGCTGAACTGGGGCTGGTACGACCTTGAGGATTGTGAGATTACACGGGAAGCAGAGCATTATATTCTGAAGATGCCACCGGCCGAACGCATACGTAAAAAAGATCGCATTTCAGGCATCTCCTAATATGAAGGAGGTGAAAACATGGACCATAATGAATACATTGGACTTAAAGCCAAGGTTCGATTGGCCAACATATATCTCGAACAGGTGTTGAAACGGCGAGGTAAGTTCGATTCTTATGATATTCATAAGGTCGTAACATGGAGCATGATGCCGCATGTCGAGATTGTTGGCGTCGATGTGGCTGCAATGGACGGGTTGGGCTATGTGAGGATCCGGGAAGAGGTCGCGTGAAAAGCGTGGCCTCTATAGTTTATTCAAGATTTTAAGGAGGGTTTAATAATGATTAATGTTGTTTGCAGTGTTGAGAATCAGGCTAAGAAGAATTCTGAAGTTATCGTTCGCAGTGCACAGGACAGGAAGGATCGGGACTATTTTATTGACGTCGTAGAGATTGAAGTAAACGGAGAAAAGTGTCTGGTTGACGTAAATGATATTATAGACGCTATCGACAAGTGCTCCAATAGGCGAGGACGCAGAGGTCCGGCTTATCGGAACTATGTTCGAATCCACGAGAATCCAAATTGGGAAGAGAATGAGGAGGAGTGATTATATTTGTGGGAGAATAAAAAAGTTGCGGCCTATACTGGCACACGGAATCTGTATAAGATGATGGTACCGGCTGTAAAGTCGATCATCTGCAATTCCGACGTGGATGAAGTATGGTTGTTTATCGAAGACGACAAATTTCCAGATGAATACGGAATGCCAAGTGAAATCGTGAAGACGCGGAATGTTTCGGATCAGAGATATTTTGCAAAGAACGGACCGAATATGAAATCTGGATTCACCTACATGGCAATGATGCGCGCAGTATATGCGAAAGAGTTTCCCGAACTGGACCGAATACTATCCCTTGACGTAGACACAATCGTGGACCGTGATATTTCAGCATTGTGGGATTTGCCTCTGACGGATAAGTATTACTTCGCGGCTTCAAAGGAACCCGTCGCTACCGAGAAGCACGGATATTTGTATACCAATATCGGTGTTGCGCTGTACAATCTGGATAAGCTCAGGGATGGTAAGTGCGATGAAGTGATTGACGAATTGAACCGGGAGAAATATAGCTATCTGGAACAGGACGTGTTTAACAAGCTTTGCCAGGGAGAGATATTTGAGATGGACCCGACGTACAATTCTACACCATTTACAAAGATGCTTACTAATCCGTGTATTGTGCATTATGCCGGGCAGAAGAAGTGGGACGGAACAAAGCTGTATCGTGACTACGAAAAACAAAGCTGGAAAGATGTGCTTAGGTATCGATATTGGAGGTATAAGAAATGAAAGGAGTGATATTTAGATGAGTAAACCAGGCGAACGGGTTGTTGTGTACGCTTCGACCCGAAACCAGTACGACAAGATGGAAGCAGCAGCCAAGTCGTTGCTGCTTACTAACGTTGTTGACAAGGTTTATTTTTTGACGGAGGATAAAGAATATCCGAATGAGTTGCCAAACTGTATCGAGACAATTAATGTGACGAATATTAAAGATAACTACTTTTACGAAGGAGGTCCAAACTATCATAAGATATGGACATACATGACTTTGATGCGTGTTGCACTTTATGACATGTTTCCGCAGTACGACAGAATTCTATACTTAGACACAGATACCATGGTCATAGACGATATATCTGAGTTGTTCTCTATTGACTTGGGGGATCATTATTTTGCTGCGGTTTATGATAATAATGTATGGCTTGATGTGACGTATGCCCTAAGAGAAGACGCCTCTAAAATAAAATACACGGAGCATGTACCAAGAACCTATTACAATGCTGGTGTGTTGGTTTGCAATTTAAAAGCCTTGAGAGACGGGAAGGGCAAAGAAATCCTCCGTCTGACGAATACGGAGCCTTTCATGTTCGCCGAACAGGACGCCATAAATGTTGCTTGCCGCGGAAAAATCATGGATATTCCTTCTGATTACAATGTGGCACCGTTTACAGCAATGTCCAAGAAGCCCAAGATTCATCATTTGAGCGTGACAATAGACCCGCGTTTGCAAAGCATATGGCAAACTTATATGAGCATGGACTGGAATTGGGTTGAAAAACAAATGGATATTAATCGAAAGAAAGAAGAGGAGGTGAGAAATTAGTGAATGATCACAACGAAAGAATAGTCGTCTATGCTTCGACGAGAAACCAATATGACAAGATGGAGACCGCGGCAAAGTCATTATTACTAAACAACGTTGTTGACAAGGTATATTTCTTGATAGAAGACGAAGAGTATCCGAATAAATTACCGTCGTGTATTGAGACGATCAATGTAGAACCAATTGTCGAAAACTATTTCAATAAGAATGGTCCGAATTTCAATTCCGATTGGAGCTACATGACTCTGCTTAGACTGGCTCTCTACGATCTACTTAAAGGCCATAATACAGTGCTTTATTTGGACACTGACACACTTACTATAAACAATATTTCAGAATTATTTACTGTAGATTTGACCGGATATTATTGTGCCGGAGTTGTTGATGAATGTATTGGACGGGTTGATATGCACGTCTTGAGGACGGATCTTGGACCAGATCCCTTTGCACTATTGATAAGGACACCGTACGTATTTGGGGACTACTTTAACGCGGGAGTAATGCTATTTAATCTTACGGCCTTACGAGACGGAACTGGAAAAAAAATGGTGCAAATGATAAACACGGAGCCTCTTCAATATAAAGATCAAGACGCTATTAATATTACTTGCCGAAATAAAATATTACGGCTTCCTTCAGACTATAACGCAGCTCCAATGACTGCCGGTACAATACATCCGAAAATCCTGCATCTATCAAAAGTAAATAACGAATATAATAAGACACTATGGGTTTCATATGAATCCATGTCATGGTCCTGGATCGAAAAGCAGATGGCGATCAACAGGCAGAAAGAAGAGGAGGCGAAAAGATGATCAATTACACTGAGCTTCAGGGCTTTAGAAACCAGCTTTTGTCTATGCAAAAGCAGATCGACGACATGCTGAAATGCGAGGCATTTTTTTCGAAGAATCGTGAGGATGAGCAGAAAGAAAAGGTGGCAATCTATTCTTTAACGTCGGACCGCTTTTATTTTTTGAGGGCATCGATTAAATCCCTGCTGTTCAACAGCGACGTCGACAAGATTATAGTGATCAGTGACGCGGACGAGCTGCCGAAGGACTTTCCAAAAGATATTGAGCTAATGACGATCAAGAAACCGCCGAAGTACATGCATATGGATGGGCCGAATTCCAAGAGTGAATTTAAGCTCTATTGCCTGCTTCGCGTAGCCTTCCACAAGCTGTTTCCGCAGTACGGGAAGATCCTGTCGCTTGATTATGACACGATCGTTCGCAGAAACATTTCCGAACTGTGGGATATTCAGTTGGGGGACGACTACTATGTTGCGGGCGTCAACGAGCCGGACCGAACCCGTGGGAGCGTCTATGGATATTATCCGAAGCGGGATTTCAAAGCTCTTTCAAATGTTATATTCAAGCACGTAACGTACATCAATGCCGGTGTGATGCTGATGAACCTAAAAAAGCTGCGGGACGACGGCGTGGGAGACCGGATGATCGAGATGCTCAACGATGGCGAATACGCATTGCCCGAGCAGGATGTGATCAATTCGGCATGCCATCGCAACATCTACCTGCTCGACCCAGATTACAACTCCTGCAATCTTACAAGACAGACTGTCAACCCTAAGATCGTACATTACGCAAGAATGGAGAAGAAGCTGGAATACGAGGATGTGATTCCGTACAGGGATATTAGTTGGGAGAGGGTTAAGGAGCACAGAGAGATGACTTATGAAAAGACGCTGGAGTTGAGCGGAATGAAGGAAGAGAATGATATCTTTGAAAAGACGACTACCATCGAGCGGGAAATGTCGACCGACGCGATGTCGTGGCTCGCATAAAACAAGGAGGGAGGAAAGCATGCTCACTGAACAGGATATTGTCCAAATGCAGGAGACCATTCAAATCATACAGAAACAGCTCGAGAAGATCAATCGGAAGATAGAAGCGGATCAGCCTGTTGAAAACGGAGAACGGATTGTTGTGTATGCCTCGACCAAAAACCAGTACGACAAGATGGAGACCGCGGCAAAGTCCTTGCTGCTCACCAACGAGATCGATACCGTGTATTTTCTAACAGAAGATACGACTTATCCACACAAATTGCCGTCATGCATAAAAACCATTGACGTTAGTAAGTATACCTGGTTTGAAAAAGACGGACCAAATTACCAAAGTCGTTGGACCTGGATGCCACTCATGAAATTGGCATTACATAAGATTCTACCACAGCATGACCGCGTGTTATGGTTAGATACGGATACGATCGTTACCGGGGATATTTCAAGCTTGTTTACTAAAAATCTGAGTGGTTATTACTACGCTGCTGTTCCGGAAACTAACATACAACTTGAATATCGTTATGTTGGCCTTAGCTATCCTGAGAACACATACATAATACGTAGTTATCCGCAATTCGTTCCGGGAGAGTATTATAACTCCGGCTGCCTGCTATGTAATTTGAAGGAACTGAAGGACGGTAAGGGAGACGAACTAATCGCTAAACTCAATACGAATAAATATTATTTTCCGGACCAAGACGTTATCAATATAAACTGTCGAGGGCAAATACTGTCATTACCGTCACAGTACAACTCGGCGCACTACACAGAATCAACAGATAACCCAAAGATATTACATCTTAGCAATTGCGACGGCCATCCGAAGTTCAAGGATATTCTTGAAAAGTATGAAAGTGTTGACTGGAAATGGATATTTGATCGAAGCGCCGCAAAGAATGTTAAATTAATGGAGGTATAAGAAATGGCAGTCTGGAGCTGTGTTGCCATTTATGGCGGAGTCGTAGACAGTCTGCCTGTTTTTCAGTACGAAAGCGATGCCTACGCATGGTTTAGAGATCATGTTGATTACAACGGAGGCAAGGAAGCGTGCGAACCGGGAGACTATTCTGACGAAGGCGGTTGCTGGCATTTCTTTAACTCACTCGGTGGCGGGGATTGTGAGTTCGTTGTTCATAAGGTCGCGGTTCAAACACACGGTTAATTGATAGAGAAAGGAGGTGAACAAGATGGGCGAATTCCTGAAGAAATACGGTGGGAAGATCCTTACTGGAGGCGTCGTTGCTACCTGGTTTGCTGGAATGGGTGCTGCGATCACATCGATTATTCGAGGCGATAAGCGCCAGATCAAGTATTACGAGAAGCAGGACAAAATCCAGGAGGAGCAGCTTACCTACTGGAGGAACTTGAACGAGAAGGAGTCTTAATGGCTCCTCCTTTCTTTTTCGCATTTGGAACACACTGCTTTATGAAACTAGATAAGGAGGGAAGATTATGAAGAAATTCTTCAAGAATCTCAACGCGGAAGACCTGACAAAGGGAGGCATCATCGTTGGAATTGCCAGCGTGGTTGTCGGCACTGTCGCTGAAATTGTTGAGAAGGTTCGACATGACAAGCGGGAGGATAAGCTGTACGCCAAGTTGGTAATCAAGGCCGACGAGGTGAAACCGAACTTTCCATGGTACCTTGACACGTTGAACGAGGTTCGAAACGGAGAAGACGAAGAGGAGGCATAACGTCTCCTCCTTATTCTTTCTACTAAGCATTATATTTTAGGGAGGATATTTCAATGAGCATACTTGACAAGCTGCCCAAGAAGTTCACCAGAGCGATGGGCAAGGCATGGCTGAAGACGAAGAAGGCGAGCCCTGAGATCTGTGTGATCGGTGGTATCGTGTGTGGTGCCGGGGCGCTGGTGCTGGTTGGCGTGAACACCTGGAAGCACAAGGACAATTTGCAGAAGAGTGCGAAGAAGGCCCGGAACTGGACGGAGACGCTTATCGAGGTCACCGAGGAGGAGAAGAAAAAGCTTAAGAAGAAGGACCTCAAGCGCATACAGACAAACGAGGACGGCAAGGAAATGCTGCCGGTAAAGGTCTACGTGGACCAGGCCAGCATGACCGAGAGCCAGAAGAACGCACTGTTTGCCGCAAAGATTGACTTTGCCAAGGATATTGTGAAGGCATATTGGCTGCCGGTGACGCTGGAGATCGGTTCAGTGTTCCTGATCTGGAAGGGGCGGACCATTCTTCGCAAGAATCTTTCCGCGATGACTGCAGCCTATGCGGCAATGGCTGAGGCCTATCGTAAGTACAGGCAACGGGTTGCGGACCGGTATGGCAAGGACGTGGACGAGGAGTTGGCGCTTGGATATTCCGTCGAGGAGCATGTTGACGAGGATGGGAATGTCGAGAAGGTTGTAAAGATGAAACCGGACGGCAATCTCAATCCCTACGGTTTCTTCCTGAACGAGGGATATTTCAACGAAGCTATTGGTGAGTGGTTTTGGCACAACGAGGCCTGGGCCAGGAAGAGCAAGCTGGAGAAGCTTCAGATGATCAGACAGGAGCAAGACACCGCGACCTGGGAGCTGCGGACCATTGCATACTGGCGACTGGAAAATACAATGCTCAGACTTGGTGTTGACCCAAAAGAAGCAGCAAAATTTCATGATATTGGCAAAGTCTGGAAGGAAGGCGCTGACAACGTGGTAGAATTCTGCGTGCTGGAGGGCGAAGACCAGTTGATGGTTAACAAGGGCTTTACCGACTCCTATTGCAGCCAGGCGGACTGCTACATCAACCCCAAGGGCGCTGAGTACATTGGATATATCGACGCTGAGCTGGAAAAGTACGACCGGCGGTATGGCAGACACGCAGACGGAGACGCGCCGTATCGGTCATTCAATCTGGAGGCAGACAAGCTGATTCGCCGGTATAACAAGGAGAAGGCGGAGCAGCTGATATTCAACAATATGTCGGATCGTGCCAAGCGGAAGATGGCAAAGATTCCGCTTCGGTATGACTGATTGAATTAACTGACTGTGGGCGGTGGATATTCTCTGCCGCCCATTACAATTTCGACTAAGTAATGAGGAGGGCTTTAGCAATGAATAAGATTATATTTACATTGATTGGTATCATCATCGGCGGGGTTGTTAGCGGCGTGTTTGTTGGGACGAGCTGTGCGAAGACTTATAAGAAGAAGATCGACGAGCTGACCGAGGAGAACAACCAGCTTTATAGCGAACTGCATCAGAAGAAGCGTGAGGATATTCGCGAGCGTGAGAAGAAGGCCCGGGAAGCCGAAGCGGAGGTGAACAATTCTCTTGAAATGCAGCTGGTGCAGGCGCGGGAGGAGAAGCGCAAAACCGCCGAGATGGTGAAGGAACATGGATATTCTGCAGAAGAGGACGGGGAGGAGGATGATTATGACGTTGACGAGGATGTGGAATTTGACGACCCCTTCGACGAGGGGGAATCTGTGGTGGTGAAGAAGCCGGTTGAGAAAAAGACGCCGGCGTTCTCCATGATGAGTCAGGCGGATTACGAGCAAGACTTTGAATATCGGGACGCCGAAAACCTGGTTTATTATCAGGAGGATCATGTGCTGGCAGACGAGTTTGATGACAGAATCGGAAACGCTGTTGATATTGTCGGGGAAGAGGCTCTGAAACAGGCCCAGGAGACCGATCAGGATTACCTGTATGTACTGGACGAAGTGGAGGACAAGATGTATGAAATCGAGATCAACCACGAGGACAGTTATTACAGGGATATTGTGAGAGGTGGAGTGATATGACAGAAGTAAGTTTAAGAGAACTGGTATGTGAAATCAGGCTAATGGAAGAACTCGTGAAAAAGCTCAGCGTTTTTAACGAGCAGGAGGGCGGTTTTAGAACCTCGATAGAAATATCAATAGGCGAAGCTAGACTTGCCCAAAGATGTATACAATCCTATATGGACATTTTGCTCGATCAGAAAGTTAAGGCAGGTGAGTATTAACAATGAGCATGCGACTAATCACAGGGCCAAGGTGTTCCGGCAAGACTACGACATTGATGAAAGAATCCGCGGAAACCGGCATTCCTATTATCGCGCCGAGCATGGGTATGGCGAATTATATTTCAATGCTGGCTAAAGAGTGGGGGTTGGACATTCCAGAGCCGACGAGTATCAACAAGGTGGTCAACCGAGGAGGACGGCCTGGGGAGTATTTGATCGATGAGCTGGAGATGTGTCTTAGGCAGCTTGGGATCGACCCGGTTGCTGCGACGATGTGGGATGGATCGGATATGAAAGCGAGGGATTTGGATTGAACTTATATTTTCTGGACAAGGAGAATAAGCAACACTTGGTTGTGAGAGACGTAAGCGAAGAAGATGCGATACCAAAGATGCTGATTGACCTGTATAACCGGTATCCGAATTTCAAGAATTACTATCAGCGCGTATGGTGGGACGAGTTTCACAGGATGTGGATCGATTACGGAAGTCATACGGAGTTCTACCTGTTGCAGGAAGAGAAATACGCTCAGAATGTAGTAGAGGATCCGGCGGAGGAAGAGAAGCCGGCTTGTAATCGCCACAACAGAGATTATTGTGACATTTAGGAGGGACTAATATGGGAGATTATTTGAAGTTCACGCCGTCGAAGAACACCAATATGATTTGGCGGTATTTTGCGCCTCTGATCAAGAACAACTTCGGTACGGCGGGGCTTGTTGCGGGCTTATATTTGCGGTCTGGATGCGACCCTTATACCGGGTATGAGAATTATATCGGAGAAGAGCCTCCGGCACTGAAAGATTTCTTTCACGATAAGAAGGGGTTCGGCATATGTAAGTGGAAGAATTGGACACGTAAGCAATCTCTGTACAACTTTTGCAAGAAAGCTGAGGCACCACTTTACGATATCGCCACGCAGGTTGACTTTGTGATGGACGAATTCTCTGGCACGACATATGGGCCGGTGCTAAAGGAACTGACCGAGGTCACCAGTGTGAAAGAAGCGGCGTACCTGGTTTACGACAAGTACCTGGATATTAAGAAGCACAACGACGAAAAACGTGAGATCTGTGCAGAACTGGCGCTTAAAATTTATCATCTGTATGGGGAACCGACTGAATTGAAAATACCTGTCAAGTATGTGCAGAGCAATGGAAAGCGGGTACGCGTTCGGGGACAGAAGAGCAAAAAGCTGCCGTTCGTTCGGAAAATTCTTGGATATTTGAAGCCGGAGGAGCTGTACAGGTTTGTCCTGGTTAGCGACGACGGCAGGGAATATGCCGTGTATTTTGGAGACGAATTCGGCTATGTAAGCGCTGAAAAGACGCATGTAGTGACGAGAATGGAGGCGGTAAAATGACACTTGGCGTGCGGGATATTGTGAATGATCTGGGCGTTACGAACGTTACAGTCTGGCGGTGGATCAGTCAGGGCAAGATAAAGGCGACTATTGAGAATCGGCGCGTCGGATGGAAGATCGAGGAAGAGGAGTACGCAAAATTCCTTGAAGAGCATCCGAAGTGGCGGATGGTGCACGACGGCGAGCTGTTCAAAGGCAACGAGATCCGGGCGATGGAAGATGCACTAATGAATGTGGTGGCCAAAATTGCAGCCGAGAAAAGCGTTGTAAAGGAGGAGATTCGCTGCGAAGAGTACATGGAAGGTTTTAACCGGGCTATAAACGATATTACCTTTGCAATCAACAAGGAGATGCTAAGGAAAATGCCGGAAGAGGAGGTGAAAACCGCATGAAAAAATGGACAATTGAAGGGCGTATAGTTTTCAGGGTACACGATTATATTTGTGATGCGGAAGATCCGGACGAGGCTCTTGAGAATCTGTTGAAAGATGACTTCTTTGACAATACTGTCTCGACGTATACGTTTGATAAGGTTGAAAGCGAAGAAGTCGCATCCTAAACACAGCCTCTTATGGAGGTGAATCATAATGATTCGTAATGAGATTGATGTCGACGTAAGTTACACGCTGGACGGCTTAACAAGGGAACAATACTTGGCTTGCCAGGACTACTTGTGTGCGACGAGGGAAAGGGATCGCCGATTATTCGAAGACGAAACAACTATGAGAGATGTCGTCCGTTTTCACGGTAACATGTCTTATGATGGTAAATCTTATTGGATAGTCGTATATGCGAATACCGATAACTTGGATATCAAACGAGAAGTGGATGGCGAGCAATTTGATATTGCCGAAGCGTACATGCGACTGCGGGAAGGCATTAAAGCATTGAAGGACGTTATGAAGGATTTGACTCAGATTTGTGAAGAGCTCTAACAAGAGCTCTTTGCTTTTATATTTTCATGTGCCAGTGTTGCAATGGGCGAGACAAAACGGTCTTAAAAACCGTGACGTAAGATACATTGCCGGTTCGAATCCGGTCTGGCACACCACTTTATATTTTTAAGGAGGGCTAAACCATGATGAATTCTAACAACGTTTTTGCTTCTGCTGCCAGGACCGCTGCAAACATGACCGTCACTGAGAATGGACACGCTGCTGCCTCGACCACAGGATCGGCGCTTCTGGACCTGTACGGGCAGGTGGGCGCCCTTCGGGGACAAGACGAGAAGCGGATTTGCCAGCTGCTGGATTTGGCGGTGGCTGAGGACCGGCTGCTTGCGACCAAGATTATGTTTTACGCTCGGGACTGCCGTGGAGGGACCGGCGAGAGGGAAGTGTTCAGAACGCTGCTTAAGAGGATGGCCAAGATCAAACCGGCTGCCGTAGTGAATAACCTGGAGCTGATACCGGAGTTTGGCAGGTGGGACGATTTATATTCCATTGTAGACCCTGAGGAGTTTGGAGATGTAGCGATTCATGTTTGGGATTTCATTCAGAAGCAGCTGATGAAGGACGAAATGGCACTTGTTGAGGGTAAGCCGGTTTCCCTGCTCGGCAAATGGCTCAAGAGCTGCAACGCTTCGTCGAAGGAGACAAGGAGGCTGGGCAGGATGACCTGTGAGCAGCTTGGATATTCTGAGAAGGAGTATCGAAAGCTCTTGAAGTGGTTGCGGGATCGGATACGCATTGTCGAGAGTCAGATGTCCGCAGGGGAGTGGGGCGAGATCGAGTATGATAAAGTTCCTTCGCGGGCCGGAATGATCTATCGAGGTGCGTTCAGGAAGCATGACGAGGAGCGCTATAACAATTATATTCGTTCGGTGGAAAAGGGCGAGAAGAAAATCAACGCCTCGATGAACACGCCTCAGGATTTGGTGCATGCGTATGGCAGCGGATGGGATATGAAAGACGAAGATCCGACCATCGAAGTCATGTGGAAGAATCTTCCAGACTATGTGAAGAGCGACGAGAATGTCCTCTGCATGGTGGATACGTCCGGCTCGATGACTGGTCGCCCGATGGAAATCTCTGTTGGGCTTGGGATGTACTTTGCCCAGAGGAATACCGGAGCGTTTCACAATCTCTTTATGACGTTTGAGAGCGAACCGCATTTCTTCGAGCTGAAGGAAGAGCTGAGCTTTCATGATAATCTTGAGCGGGCTTACGATGCGCCTTGGGGTGGATCCACGGATTTGAACAGGGCATGTATCTCTATGCTTAGGCTGGCACTTGAGAAAAAGGTTCCTCAGCGGGATATGCCGACGCGGTTGGTAATCATCTCGGATATGGAGATTGACAGTGCTTGTCCGGCTCACAAAATGTGGGACCCACAATTTGGCATTTATGTATGGTCTCGCAACGCAAACGACTTCTCTGATATTCTCCACGTAGATGAGTTGCGCGAGATGTACGAGCAGGCGGGTTACAGGATGCCTCAGATGATTTACTGGAATGTGAACAGCCTGGACAACCACTTCCAGACTCGCTCGGATGTGCCAGGAACCATGCTGGCCAGTGGGTCAAGTCCGAGGGTGTTTGAGGCTGTGATGGCCATGCAGGATTACCAGGCGACGCCGTATGACGCGATGCTGGAGGTTCTGAATGGGGAGAGATATAAGGAGGTGAAGTGACTGTGAAGCGGGTGTTTATGTTTGTGCTTCTCATCGCTCTGATTGCCGGTCTGTCGGGTTGCTCTTCAAAGGGCGACTCGGCAGATGATATTGAGGCGAGGAAGATTTGCAATTTTAAGAAGATTTATAATGATGTGGACGTTGGAATTAACCGTAAGGATGATATTTTCGTAGACACAACGACGGGGGTTATTTATTTCAGAACATGGCAAATAGACGGTTTTACACCTCTGTACAACGCCGATGGATCGCTCAAGATTTGGGATAAATATAAGGAGGGTTAAAAAATGAAGCTTGGAGACGCGTTCAATGCTGTTTGGAGAAAATTCATGGAACTCGAGAAAAAGATCGATGATATTTTTAAATACATCAAAGACCGGGATAACAATAAAGACCGTGAACTAATTTGCAGATACAGAATGTGCTTGAATAGCAATCTTGAATATGTCAAACACGATTTCACAGATGAATCGCAGGCGTTGTTCAAGGTCTCTGATACTTTATGTGAAATCGGCGCGTTTCTGAAATTCGGTCCCTGGGATATTTATCCTGAAGAGATGACAGAAATTAAAAAATGTTTTGGAAAACTCAATGAAACATACTGTGAAAGATATTTGAAAGTTAACGGAGTGTTTTCTCCTTGCTATTATGAGTGGAGAGAACTGGCAGGGGAGGTGAAGTGAAGATGCCTAAAATGATCAAGCTGCATCATTACCTTAGCGGAAATAGTATTTGGTTGAATCCCGATGCAATTATTTCTGTTGTTGACGAGACTGCTAAAACACAAGGTACCGGGGTATATACTTTTGCTGGTGAACCACTAGCTTATTCTGTCGCAGAGACGCCGGAGACGGTTGTGGAGATGATTGAGAAGGCATGTAATCCTTTAAATTCTTATACATGTATAGCGCCTGATAGTATTAATTGGGCTGTGGAAAAGTGAAAGGAATGAGAAGCGTGTTAAACAAGAAGCTAAAAGACAGAATTAACGAACTGGAACTTGAGCTCCGGTCGACAAGGAACAATACAAGCGAAAGCTATGAGCGAATCTATCACGTTAGCAAATTATTGGAAGAAGCAACCAAACTCGTTGAGGAAAAGGACAGTCAGATCAAACAACTTACAGCAGATCTGGATATTTTGAAGAGTGAACGAGAGGAGATTCGCGAGAAATGTGAAAACGCAGTAGACAAAGACGCGCTACTACAGCTGTACATGATGAAGAATCATGACCTGGAAATGCAAATCAACGATTTAAGAAGCAGACTGTCAGAAGAAATAAATCTTAATTCTTCCATGCTGTTAAGACAATCAGTATACAATATGTCATCATGTAACCAATCCTATGGCACATTTTTTATGAATACGGTCTGATGATCGAGAAGAAAACAACGCAGATGATACGCTTAAGATTTGGGATAAGTATAAGGAGGGTTAATCATGGAGATCAGCACTGAGATCAATAAGGTTTTTGGAGAAGAGATGGCAAAGATATTTGCGAATAAAATTTCCGAGGAAGAGCTTGAGAACACTGCTCGGAAAATTTGGAACGACATGAACTTGGAAAAGAGAAGCTGGAGTGGTTCAAGAGAAGAGCCTGAGATAGAACGTTTAGTGAAAGAGCAGATTGTGAAGCGGCTGTATGAGAAGATCGAGTCGATTCTGAGTGAGCCACTTAACGACGAATTGCTTGAGACAAAGGCACGAAACATGGTGGAAACAGCCAGAAAGATAGGCGAGGAAGCCATCATAAAAGATATGGCTAACAATATGGCAAAGAATGTGCTGTCTGTTTATAACCGCGATGAGAGTATAGTTCAAAAAGTTATACAGGAGTTAAATATTAGAGCCAATAATGGATGGAGGTAAAATAACATGAATAACAGCATGGCTGAGAAAATGACTGAAAAGTGCATGGTGTTTTGGACGGCATTGTTTAAGATATTTGACGAACGGAGGTACAAGCCGAAAATCGACAAGGACTCCTATTCCTACTCGTATGCTCTGGACGATCGATTTGACCTGAGGGGAAGCAGCGATCGGATTTGGCTGGTTGACAAGCGGAACGGGCGAGCGCAGTGCATACAGAAGGACGAGCAAGTAAATGATGAGTTTCCTTATACGAAGATATTGGACAAGTATCTGAAGCTGTCGGTGCTAGGAGATTTTGTTGAGAAGGAATGAAAAATGAAGACAGTTGTTGTTCTGGATGGGGAAGATTTGAGAAGAATTGTTGCCAAGGTATTCGAAGTCGATCTATCCAAAATAGAATTCAGTATAGACGGCGATTACAGCTGCAACTGGGTTGACGGTCTCGCCTGTGACGTTGAGACAGAGACAGACAAGGTGGTAGAATGATACTTTATATTTGTGACGGAAAAGATCCGAAATGTTCTGGAAACCCAGGATGTATGGAAGAAGATTTTTGTTATTATACATCCAATCCGGAGCACGCCAGGTATGGAAGAATCGAGGGCAATGCCAAGTGGTATCGCGAAAGATTTGTAGACTATGGATGTGACGATTTTTACAAGGATGGTTTGATGGTCGAGAAGAAAAGGTGGTGATATTCGCGGGATAAGCAAGCCTTCTTATGAAAGATATTCTTAAAGGAGGTCTACAAATGAAGAACAAGATTTGGTTTAGCATGGAGAGAATGAAAGCTAGAATCAAAGAGGCGCTCGGTTTGAGACTGACACCCTGGGAAGATTTCGTTATTGAGATCGGGCTCGATTGAGCTCGGTCTTATTTTTTTAGCCGATTACAGCAATTATATTTTTGAATTTAATATCGACTAGTAAAGGAGTAATTTAGTTATGAAGAAGCAGATGAGCATTTATAGCTACGAAAAGAAGCAGTGGGTTTCCACGGACAACTTTGGAAGCGGATACAGGAAAGTGGATTATGTTCTGCTTTCCTGTAAGGAGTTTGAGAAGTTCCAGAAGGAAGCTCAAAAGGGTTTCGATAAGTGGTCTTTCATTCTCGAAAGCGGTTTTATTAGCACCCTTGATATTATCCGCTGTCTGTGCCAAAGTCCTGATCTTCGCAATACGTGGGACAGCGTTTTAAGAAGCAACCGACTTTATGTTGACCAGAAGCTCAAGAACTCTGGATATTATTCGTACAAAGACCGGAATGTGTATAAAGACGGTTCTGTCTTCTGGAAGATCGACGAGATAGAACACTGTTTTCCTGATATTCGCAGTCAGATAAATGTGTTTGTCGACAAGTATACGCCCAAGGAGGAGTACTGGAACGGCGAAGTGATCAGCTTGTATTATGGATATTCACGAGAGAGGTTCTTTGTCGAAGAGGTACGTAAGAAGAAGGCCGAAGAAGACAAGCGGATGCGTGAACTGGAGGAAGCTGCTGAGATTGACGTAGATGCGCTCATGGACGAGATATTTGAACGGGCGAAAGTAAGAGGAGGCCATATAGGAAGCATTCTCGATGAAATGGCCGCCAATAATGATATTCCGAGGATTGGATTTGGAGGTGAGACAGAATGAGCAAATTAGTGAGCCTGGACCAGATTGTTGTAGTGCCTATAAACGACGAGGCAGAGGGAACGTCCTACGAGATGCAGATGACACTTGAGGAGTTCTTCAATAAGTTTTTTGAGGGATTCATGCCGGAGGTGATTGACGCAGTACCAGTGAAGTGGCTTAAAAATATGGAAATGGACAACGATGGGAAGCTGGGGAAGGCAGCCGGGCGTATCAGGAAGGCGTGGGAGAAAGGTGAAAAAGAATGTTGATTATTAAAACGATTATAGGTTCGTGTTTCCTTATCGGATTGATAATGATCATTGGCTCTTGGGTTGGCTTTATAATCAATAGTTTTAAGGAAGGAGAGCCAGGTTGGGGATTCTTTGGTCTCGGGATATTGCTTGTGTCATTAGCTTGGCTCGCTACACAGTTTATTCAGTGAAGTTGGGAGGAAGTATTATGGATATTCGTTTTACTAATCGGTGGGGCGGCTTCAGCATGAAAGAGCTTGAGAGAATGCTTTGGATGACCGAGTACTATGTAAACCAGGACGATCTGACTTTTGATCTGCGTGGGGAGATTAGAAATGAGATCAGACGAAGAGACTTGTGGGATGATTAACAAAGAGGAGGCTATTTGTGATGACAACTTTGTATGATATTGGCGGCAACATAAAAATCACGCTCGACGGGAAGGTTATTGGATACAGCACGTCAAAGGATGGAGACAGTTATACCATCGAACTGACCGACCCTGCTCAGGGAGGAAACAGAGTATATTTAAGTACCGAGAATTTAAAAGGAAGAAGCTCGAAGATGGACGTAGATAAAAAACCATATGAACCGTATGACTATTTTATGGATCCGCTTGGGATTATGGGGTGAAATTGATGAGAATCCTTGTTGATGAGATGCCGAAGAACGCAAGGAGATGCATGTTTGGATGGTTCGACAGACCTTGGAATCGCTGGAAGTGCAATTTAGGAGACTATGTGCCAGAGGATTGTCCTAAAACATGCCCATATCTCGTGAAAGGAGTGGTTGCAAATGAGCTGGCTGGCGAAGATGATGGAGAAAAAGAGACTGGAGAAGCTGCGTCAGGAGACTTGGCATAGCTGGGGAGCCGGTGCGTTTCTTAATGACAAGCGGGGTGGCGTGCTGTGGAGAGCGTATGACTATTCACACAGCCATCCTGGCATCAAGAAGTGGCTGAGGAAATGTAGTAATCGGCGGTTCAGGCGGCGGAAGAACGAATACTGGCGGGAGGATACTTTGCAGCGGAGTCAGCATAAGAAGAGTTTTGATTTGTGGTGGGAGTTGTGGTAGGAGGTAAGAATATATGAGCGTAACAATCGTGCATGGAGATATACTTGATGCTGACGAGAATCTTATCGTGCACCAGGTGAATTGCAAAGGCGTTATGGGCGGAGGATTGGCAAAACAGATTCGTGAGAAGTGGCCCAAAGTGTATGAAGAGTATAAATGGTGGTGTGAATTCGTTACTGCCAACAAGGATACAGTAACATACAAAAATGGTTTACTTGGCAGAACTCAATATTGCCAGGTAAAACCTGACAAGTGGATCATAAACTTATTTGGGCAGGAAGACTATGGACGAGAGAAGGGCAAAGTTTATACCGATTACGACGCTGTAAAGGAGTGTCTGCTGAGTATTGCCGGAACTGCTAAACGTCTCGGCTTTACTATCGCAATTCCTCACGGTATGGGATGCGGATTAGGTGGCGGAGATTGGCAAGGCGTCGTGCTGCCGATGATACTGGATATTTTCGAGAATTCCGACGTGGAAGTGAAGATTTATAGGATGTGAGAGAATGAAACTTGTTCAGTTATGGCGTATCACAAAAGATATGAATGACACGGCCGTCTATATTAATCTTGACAACGTTACGTATTTTGGACCTTCGATAGACGACCCGAAGCAAACAATTATGCATCTATCAGATGGAAATAAGGTTTTAATCAAATTACCTGCTTGGGAAGTCGAGCGGAAATTAAACGATATATATTAAGGAGGTGAGAGAATGATATTCATGGATTTTAAATTGCCTCGTGACGAAGACGGAAAAACTGTTGGCTGGGACATTATTTCCATTTCGCTGGATCACATTGCGGCGATACAAGAATGTGACATGAATTGGAAACGCAGCTATATAGAGCTTGGCAGCGGGAATATTTACGAAGTTGATGGCTGCAGAGGAGACATTTTGGACGAAATTATGCAGACAATACGAGAAAGTCGTTGTTAACGTGGGCATTACATAACGAATTCTAATGGCCTTATAAGCGTTTGATATTTAGGCTTAGGAATGTATCGTCCAGATAGGTAAAACGGCTCCTAGGGGCCTTCTAGGGGCTCTGAGGGGCATTCTGAGAGGTCGTTTTGGGATTGGATGAAAAAAGGAGGGAATAAAGATGACCAAAGTGGAGAAACACATGGAACTGTGCAAAAAACTGAATGATATTTACGCGAAGAAAAACCATGACTATGGAGATTCCTTTCACGGCACCTTTGTTGAGGAAGGGATGGCGATGGCGCGGATCCGACTGTCGGACAAGTTGAATCGGTTCAAGACGCTGACAAGAGAGGATGTCAAGCGGACGGTTGAAGATGAGAGTATTACCGATACGCTCATGGATTTGGCGAATTATGCAATTATGACGGTGCTGGAGATAGAGGATGCCAAGGCAGAAGAATACGTAGACATGGGCGACGATATCTGGATGAAACGTAATAGTTAGTTTATATTTTCGCGGCGGAAACAGATGGGAAAGTGAAAAGCGAGTCGTAATTTAGGCTCGTTGTTTATATTTTCGCGATTGATGCAAAAATCTTTTGCAGAAAGGAGGTGTATGTGACTATGGTTGTGAGCAGGAACAGGGATTTGCAGCAGGATTATTTCCATTGGCTGTGCGAGATGGTGCATATCGACCAGATGGAACGGACGTATTGGCTGATTGCCAAGGACTTGCACAGCAGGATATTTGTGCCGATCATCGAGCGGGATGAGAATCGGGCGATGGACGGGCTGGAGCTCAGGGACCAGTTTCTTGAGAACGAGTGGTATGCGCGCGGCGGAGAGTTTGAATGCGATGAGTGCACAGTGCTTGAGATGCTGGTGGCGTTGGCGCAGCGGATGGACTTTGAAACTTCGGACATGGACGACGAGAATGACAGAACCGCCTATTGGTTCTGGGAGATGATTGATAATCTGGGCTTGGACGCATTTGACGACGATTCCTATGTAGAGCTGGAGGGCCAGGTTTATGTGGACAAGATTATCGATGAGTTTGTGGATCGGGAGTACGAGTATAACGGAGAAGGCGGGATCTTCCCCCTGAAGCATTGCGACCGGGATCAGCGTGAGGTTGAGATATGGTATCAGATGTCAGCGTATTTGTATGAGAGGGAGTAACATTCTCGTCGCAAGATGGGGGGATGTCGACTATCTCTTGTAAATAAGTCGTGCATTTACTTACCGCAGAACGAAGAGGAGCTGTATCAGATGAAGACATTGGAATTTGAAACAACTATTTCGGATGAAGATTATGAGGCTTTTAAAAACAATACGCTACATATTCGCGTTTACTGTCGAAAAGACAGCGACGTGTTGTGCGTTACTGTACCGAAAGAAAAGCAGGATATGCTTGACAAGGAAATGTTTAACGAGATAGCTCTGAAATATGTAAAGGACGATGAATGATGGATATTTTATCGAAGATTCAAAGAAAGCTGCACAGAACTCTTTGCAAGCATGAATGGAAGTTCGAAGAAGTTGAGAGCACAAGACAGTATCGGCCGAGAAATGCTGCTTTTGTTTATGTATGCGAAAAATGCGGATCGCACAAGGCTATTAATTGTGCTGACATAGAGGCGCTTATTAGGAAATTTGGAGAGAAAGACAATTACGATTATGTTGAAGAGACGGTTCTGCTTCCAAACGGGTATGGGCCATATAATGTGCAGTATTCAGGAAGAGATGTCGGACGCGCCGTTAAGTGGTACTGGGACCATGAAGGCGTATTGATATCTGCGTATGCCAATAAGGAGGATATAAGACAATGCGGTATACATGAATATGTCATTTAGGGCGGAACGAAGAGGAGTTGTAGAAGATGGATATTTTCGATGGAATTTGTTGTTAACGGCGGCATAACATAAGCGTCTATAATGGGTCTATAAGCGTTTGTAATTTAGGCTGAGGAATCTATCGTCGAATACCTAAAACGGCTCCTAGGGGCCTTTACGGGGCTCTGAGAGCGTTCTGAGAGGTATGGATTTGACTTGGATATTCTGTTGCTAAAAAATGAGCTATAAAGGAGGTTCAGAAATTGTCATGCGTGATTATTACAGATCATGCCCGGGCGCGGTATAAGGAACGGATGGGTATGTCGAAGAGCAGGATGGAGAAGGATGCCTTACTTGCATGGGAGAACGGCGTAAGATGGGATGAAGTAAGCGGCGGCTTGAGGCGGTATATCGACAGCCAACACTTTCAGAGCAAGATGCTGGCGGACATTCGCGTATACTGCGGAAGGGTCTATATTTTCAAGAACGGTACCCTTATAACGGTATTTGAGCTGCCGCCAAAGTTCAGGCGAAAGGGCACGGAAGAGCGTGTCAGAAAAAGGAGGGCTGACGAGGAATGACAGTAGATCTTTGGGCAGAGTTTGGAGAGTTTGTGTGCGAGCGTTATGAAGCGATATTGACCGTCGGACTGGGCATTTTGATTGTGGCAGTTATCGCCCAGTATATTATCAATTCTTCACTAGAGGAGGACCTGATCGAGCTGGTTGATCGGGTGGAAGCGCTGGAGAAATTGAACGGAATAGTCGACGAAAATACAGAGAATTCGGAGGAGAAATAGAGCAATGTTCATGCAGGGATATTTCTATTGGAGCGGAGTCGTAATCAATGTAGTCGTGTTGTTTTGGGTTCTGGTTGGATGCTATATGACGGCCAAACATTGGCGTTGGGAAAGGAAAAACAGGAAGAAATATGCGAGGAAAGAAGTATGTGGTAAGTGATGGAAAAAGACAAGTATAATGAGAAGTTTAAGCAATGGCTGGATATTTGCATGAAGTCGAATAATATAGAAAGTTATAGCGAGCTGGCAAATAAAATAGGCGTTTCCAGAAGGAGTTTATATGCATGGATGAAGGATCCGACAAAGATCAAGAAATATGTTCTTGCAGGTATGATGTATATTTTGAACGTTAGAAATATTACTCTTAATAACCTATGTTCTATGTTCGGAATAGAGTGATTTGCGACATTTTTGAAACGAAAAACCGCAAATGTGCAAAAACTTCCCATGTGAAGAAACTTCCCAAAATTGCATTTTGAGACAAATATTTGTCTCACTGAGACATTTTTGAAACGGATTTGTCTCAGCCAAAAGCCCTGTGCCACAGGCGTTTTGGGGATTTTGAGACAAAAAGACAAAAATTTTTTATATTCAGTAATAGAAATTAATTTTTATATAATGAATAAAGAGACGAAAAATTTGTCTTTTTGTCTCAACAAAGAAAAGGAGGGCAACTTTCGACATGGATTTTGTCAAAATTATCGAAAGGAGTAAGCGTGATGAGATCGAGATATTTCCTGATTTTCAGACAGGCGACGTGGAAGATCTACTTGGACGAGGCAAGAGCTTTTACGCCGTATGGAACGAGCAGGAAGGTATATGGTCTCAGAAGGAAAACGATGTTCAAAAATTAGTTGATGCTGAGATTTGGGATTATGTTGAGGAAGTAAAGAAACGCCAGTTTACTGGACGGCTGAATGTGAAGACATTGAAGAGCGATGCTTCGGGAATGTGGAATCGCTTTACGCAGTACATGAAGCGGTTTCCCGATTCCGGAATCAGTCTCGACAATAAGCTGACATTCAGCGATACAAAGGTTAAGAAAAGCGATTATGTCAGTAAGCGCCTTCCTTACTCTTTGAGCGACGGCCCGCACGATGCGTGGGATCAGTTGGTGGATACTTTATATTCTCCATCCGAGCGTGAAAAGATTGAATGGTCTATCGGCGCGATCGTCTCCGGGGACAGCAGAAAAATACAGAAGTTTTTCGTATTGTACGGTCCTCCCGGAAAAGGAAAGGGTACGATACTTAAGATAATTGAGAAGCTGTTCTCTGGATATTGCATCACGTTTGACGCAAAGGCGCTTGGGATGAGCAACGATCAGTTCTCGATGGAGGTGTTCAGAAGTAATCCGCTTGTGGCGATAGACGGAGACGGAAATCTGAGCCGGATCGAGGATAATACCAGACTCAATTCCATCGTCAGTCATGAACCTGTCGTTGTCAACGAGAAGGGTAAGACACGCTACAGCACGGTTATGAACTGCTTTCTTTACATTGCTTCGAACGACCCTGTAAAGATCACAAACGCGAAGAGCGGAATCATACGGCGTCTGATTGATATTAACCCGACTGGCAAGGAACTGAAACCGAAAGAATACGAGAAACTCATCTCACAAATTGATTTTGAGCTCGGCGCAATCGCAAAGCATTGTCTGGATGTGTATCGCGATCTCGGTAAGAACTACTATAAGAATTATGTTCCGAGTCAGATGATCGAAAAGACAGATGTGTTCTATAACTTCGTAGACGCCAACATTGATATTTTCGAAGAGCAGGAAGACGGCATAAGTTTGAAGCAGGCCTATGCAATGTATAAGGAGTATTGCGAAGAAGCGTTGGTTGAGTTCAAGCTGCCGATGTATAAGTTCCGTGAAGAGCTGAAGAATTACTTTGATAATTTCGATCAGAAGGCTCGCGTCGATGGAAAAGAGGTTCGCAGCTGGTACAGCGGGTTTAAGCGGGAGAAGCTGGAGCCTCCGGTTTTGAAGAAGGAGGAGAAGCCGCTGCCGCTGGTGCTGGATTGTACTGTCAGTTTGTTGGATGATATTCTGGCGAATTGTCCGGCGCAGTATGCCAAGGCGGATGGATCGCCGATGTATGCGTGGAGCGAGGTGGAGACGGCACTTCGGGATCTGGATACCAGCCTGGTGCATTATGTGCAGACGCAGAAGTATGACAAGCAGCTGATATGTGTGGACTTTGATATTCGCAATTCGGCTGGTGAGAAGGACATGCTTTTGAACCTGGAGGCGGCGAGCAAGTGGCCTTCTACTTACACCGAATATAGTCAAGGTGGAAACGGAATTCATCTGTATTATATTTATGATGGCGACGTCAGCAAACTGAGTGCGGTCTATGGAGACGGAATTGAGATTAAAGTATTCAGAGGGAAAGCAGCACTTCGGAGGCGGGTGAGCAAGTGTAATGATATTCCGGTTGCCCATCTGGCCGAAGGGACGCTTCCGCTGAAGGAGGAGAAGATGATTGATACATACAAGCTTAAAGATCAGGATCATTTGATTAACGCGATTAAGAAGAGTTTGAGGAAGGGTGACAATGTTGGCGGGACGAAGTGCGAGATTGATCTGATCAATAAGAATTTGAATGAGGCATACAATTCTGGGATGTATTATGACGTTTCCGATATGATGAATGACATTTTGCAATTCGGAATGCATAGTTCAAACAATGGTGACTATTGCGTTCGTGTGGTTAATCAGATGAAGTTCAAGTGTAAGGAAGCGGAAGAGGCTGAAAAGAAAGAGAACCTATCCGTCGCGGTAAAAGATAGATATGATCTTCCGATAACTTTGTTTGATATTGAGATATACCCACCAGGAATTGATAGCGAAGGAAATAATAATCCTGGTCTATTCCTGATTTGCTGGAAGGAAGAAGGCGAAGGGAAGCCGGTATTTCATTTGATAAATCCTAAGCCACACGAAGTCGAAGAACTACTAAAATTAAACCTGTTCGGATACAACAATCGGGACTACGACAATCATATACTGGAGGCGGCGAGACGTGGGTATAATAATTGGCGTCTTTACGATTTGTCAAGACGTATCATAGTTGAAAAAGCTAAGGATGCAAAGTTCGTGGAAGCCTATAAATTGTCAGGAGGAGACGTCCGGGATATTATTACGAACAAGCAGAGCTTAAAGAAACATGAGATCGATCTCGGAATAAGCCATATCGAGATGGGTATTCCATGGGACAAGCCTGCGCCTATGTCGATGTGGCCACAGATAATTGAATACTGCGAAAACGACGTCCGAGCAACTGAAGCTGTACTGAACGCTTATAGGGGAGATTTTACAGCCAGAAAGATACTTGCGGACCTTGCTGGCGGCAGCATCAACGATACGACGAACCAGCTTACAACAAAGATTATATTTGGCAATAACAGACATCCGAAACTTATTTATACGGATTTGGCAACGGGGGTGAGTAATTAATATGTTTACGGAAAGAGAAATTGAGGAGCTGGCTCCTCTTGTAGGTGAGTATGGATATTACGGAGCGTATGTGTATCCTGAGGAGTTTAGCTCTTATGGCCATGAAGACGAACAGTGGATGCCAGCTGATTGCACAAGAGATTATTGGGTTAGTACTGAGGGGCGCGTGTGGTCCGCAAAGACGCAGAAGTTCATGAAACCTAAGAGACTCGACGATCACGGGCATGTAGGAATTGCATTATGTAATGGGAAGAACAACATATCTTATAGATATTTGCATCGTCTTATAGCAGATGCTTTTATTCCAAACCCTGGCAATCTTCCAATTGTAAGACATTTGAATGACGATCCAAAATGTAATGCCGTTGACAATTTAGCTTGGGGAACGCAGAAGGACAATATGCGAGATTGTGAAGAGCATGGTAGAGCCTACAGAATGACCGACGAAGATAGGCAAAAAAGCATTGAAAAGTGCAGTATTCCTGTTACAGTAACTAATGTTAAGACAGGAGAAAAAACGCGATATAAAAGTCTTAATGATGCTGTCAGAGCCACTGGCGCGCAGCAATCGAATGCTTGGAAGGTCATGAACGGTCTGCGCAGGCATGCCGGAGGTTTTATATTTGAGAGGAGCAATGACGATGAGCGCTAATGTTATTAATGCTTTTCCAGGTTACGAGTATATACCTAGAAATGTCATTGATAAAGATCATCACAACATGTATCGCGGAATTGACTTGAAATTTGGCGGATATGTGTACTCAGAGCCTGGCATTTATACGGATGTGGCCTTGCTAGATATCCAATCCATGCACCCCCATTCTGCTGTAGCGCTTAATTATTTCGGGGAATATACCCAGCATTTTAAAGATATTCTAGACGCACGTATCGCAATAAAAAATCGGGAATACGATAAGCTTGAGCACATGTTTGATGGCAAGCTTATGAAATATTTGACCGATGACACTTTAGCAGATCAGCTTGCTACTGCGCTAAAGTTGGCTATCAATAGTGTTTATGGCTTGACCAGCGCCAAATTTGAGAATCCGTTTCGAGATTCAAGGAATGTCAACAATATTGTTGCACTTAGAGGCGCTTTGTTTATGAAGACGCTTCAGGACGAGATCGTGAAGAAGGGATATACGGTTGCTGGGATAAGGACGGACTCTATAAAGATTCCAAATGCTGACAAGGATATTATTGCTTTTTGCATGGAATTTGCAGATAAATACAGCTATAGTTTTCAGCATGAAGCGACCTACGACCGTCTGTGCCTTGTTGATAAAGCTCAATACGTTGCTGCATACAAGCGCCCAGAAGAGTGCGAAAAAATGTATGGATATATTCCAAAAGACAATGCGAAGCATTTTAAGAAGCACAGTCATCCTTGGACAACTACTGGCGACAAGTTTCAGAGGCCTTATATTTTTAAATCGCTGTTTAGTGGTGAGGCACTGACATTTGATGACCTATGTGAAACAAAATCTGCGTCAAAAGGAGAAATATATCTCGATCTGAATGAGAAGCTTCCTGACATATCGAGCTATGAAAAAGAAAGAGACCGCCGTAAGAACAACGTTTTACATCCGGATAAGCAGATGAAGCTTAATCCGGATTTTGTTGATATTTCAGATGACGAACTGGATTCTAGGATCGCGGACGGGCATCACTATGCTTTTATTGGGCGCGTTGGACGTTTTTGTCCGATAAAGCCTGGACTTGGAGGCGGGCTGCTTGTTGTGTATAGAAACGACAAGTACGATTCCGCTTCCGGTTCGATTGGGTACCGATGGCTTGAGGCGGAACAAGTCAGGGAAGTCGGGAGAGAGGACGATATTGATAGATCGTATCATAAAAAGCAGATAGACGATGCTATTAAAGCCATAGAAGAGTTCGGTTCCTTCGAGCGTTTCATAGACACTTCTCGCCCTTACGAGGACGACCGGACGAAAGCCAAGGCGGTTGATATTTCCAGCCAGGTTGACGATGAAGATACCCCATGGGATGATCTCCCACCGGTCGTTCCCTGTGGCGACGGGAAGTACAATACGTGCCTCGAATGCCCGAACTGTCAGGGCGACATCTGCAAGGCTGGATATTCTATTGCCGTGAACGGAGGTGGTGCGGCGTGAAACTAAGCATAACAAAACAGCAGGCGGAAAACTTAAAACTGGATGCAAAGACGCTCGTTGATATTTCCAGGCTTCTGGAGATGGACGGGCGTTTTAACGCGATGCCTGGAATACTCAGGAGCATTGCTTCAGACCTTCAGGAGGTTTTGGACGATGCGGACATTAGAAAGGAGGTGATGGTATGACGTATGACGAGCGTCAGGAAATTGAGGTTTACTTTGAAATACTCAGGAAAGATATTCTCAGACTGAGCCGCGGCGTCGACATGATGGAAGCGGCAATCAACAAAATGCAATGCGTGAAAAAAGAAGATGCCGATAAATGCGATTCTGAAAGCGCGAAAGAAAAATTTCTAAAACAATATTAAAGGAGAAATTCACTATGACTAACATGACTTATATTTATGACAACGATACCGGACGCTATGTGGTGAAGCAGGCTCGAATCCTGTTTCCGAATTTCAGGGGCGCTGAGCAGGATTACAACGCCCGTGGTAAGCGTAACTTCAACCTTGAGATCAGCGAGGAGCTGGCGAATGATCTGCGTGAGCAGGGTGTGAACGTGCGAGAGCGCGAGGCCAGGGACGACAGCGGTGAGACACAGTACCTGGTGAAGATCGGCGTTTACCGTGACGCGGATATTCGCCTGCTGAGTGGCCGTGCGATGACGAAGATTCAGATCGTGAACGACGATCGGGGCATGCCTGTGGCCGGCGAGGACCAGGCCGGCATGGTTGACGATGAATATTCCAAGGGGCATATCCAGAACGGCAAGATCATGCTGGAGTTCCATCTGTCCAGGAACACGAAGGTGGTCGGCAGTGCGCCTTATCTGCGGGTGGACACGATCATCATTCCGATTCGCAAGAGCCGGCTGCTGGAGGAGTTCGAGGACTACGAGGACGATACGCCTTTTGATGAGTGATAAAGATTGATATTTTCGCGGTCGCGGTTGAAACAGCCTTCTTAATAGAATAATTTAAGGAGGTTGTTTTATGAGTCTGATTAGTAAGCTTTGTGTGCTGTTTCTGGGATGGATAATCATCGGGATAATCGTTTCGGTGATCAGAATTGGTGCCATTATGATAAGGCTACAGTTGCTGGATCCGGATAATGAATCACTGATTGACGATTTCCTTGAGCGTGTCTGCGGATCAATGCCGATAATAAACGACATGCGATTCAAAGGCAGGTCTACGAAGGAAGTTAACGATCAAATCAGTTCAAAATTCGGCGGCAATCGCTTTACGAGATTGATGGAGTTTCTGGTTGATTGGCCGAGGTCATTGGCGATGGTCATACCGCCGTTTGAAGAAACGCTGCAGCTGTACAAGGACGAGTACAACCGCGGAATCAGAGTTCGGAAGGAGCCTTCATAACGAGGGCTTCTTCTTTTCGCTTTATTTTTTTGACTTCAGCCCTTGGCGGGAGTGGTGGCGGCTATCCTTTGAATCGCAACGCACAAAATATTAAAGAAAGGAGCGGATATGCTGAGTTGCTCTTGCCAGGGTTGATATTTTCGCATCTGGAACACACTCTCTAATGGAAAGGAGGTATGTTCTATGGTAATTAAAAGGGCAACTGACGTTATCAGCTACGCTGTAGACAAAATGGATGACTTTGCACGATTGGCTAAAGATGATCCCGAGAAGTTTCACACAGCATTGGTTACGCTTGTGATGCTCAACGACTCCGTAATGAGAATGGAGCGTGAGAATTATATTGCGGAAAGTGCAAAGGAGCAAGACTTTAAGGGAATTTTTAGTTCTGAATGCTGCAGGCACGGTTTTGAAATCTGGAAGCGTGAGGCCGAATGTGAGCTTAGAACTTTGGAACGACTGTTTTCAGAAGACGCGGAATAATCTGCGTCTTTATATTTTTAGGAGGTGTAATCATGTATGGCGTGCATATCACGTTTGACAATGGTCACGAGCCGGTGAGCCGGTTTCGGATGAACAGGCAGCAGTACAGCGAGGAAATGCGCAAGTGGCAGATCGAATATGATCTGGAGATCGAGCATGTGGACGAGTTTACGACAGGAGACCACTTGATATTTACAAATGCCTATGAGCGGAATACAAAACGAATAATGAAAAACATAGAAAGGGTGAAGAGCCGTGCGAAGTATTACTCGAGAGAGGCTGGTAGAGCTTGTAAAGGCCATGGGGCGCGAATTGGAGCGCAGGGCTGAGGACTTGGTTGGAGATACGGAAGGAATGACGGATTTTGATATTTGGTTGAGGTTTCCTCCGGATTCTCTTCCAACGATTGAGGTACAGCGAAGTCTTGCGAGCGAAGAATGCTTTGATGTTTTGCTTGAGCAGAATAAGTAAAAAATCGCGGTTGGAACAAACCTCTTTATAGAATAATTTAAGGAGGTAGTTTAGATGGTTATTAATCGTACGCTAGACTTACGTGCACTTCTTAGAGAGCGGATTGAAGCAATGGAAGACTTGAATTGTGAGGAGCTGTTGGAATGTGTGGACGCTTTTATATTAGCAACGACATATTTGGATATGCTTGAAGATATGAATGCAAAGGCAAAGTATTCCTCACTCAGGGATGACAAATTATACAGAATGCATTTCTATAATGTACGTAAGGAAGCACAGGCGTTTATTGACAAAATCGACCAACTGACCCTTAGAACCGACGCCGCGGAGTGATCTGCGGCTTTATATTTTCGCGGTTGAAAGTGAGACAAATTTGAAATTTTGAGACAAATTTGAAACGAAAAACCGCAAATGTGCAAAAACTTCCCATGTGAAGAAACTTCCCAAAATCGCATTTTGAGACAAATATTTGTCTCACTGAGACATTTTTGAAACAGATTTGTCTCAGCCAAAAGCCCTGTGCCACAGGCGTTTTGGGGATTTTGAGACAAAAAGACAAAAATTTTTTATATTCAGTAATAGAAATTAATTTTTATATAATGAATAAAGAGACAAAAAATTTGTCTTTTTGTCTCAACGATATTTTTTACCAAGAAATTGGAGGTGAGAATTTGCCATGCGTCAACTTTATGCCACACCAGCGTGAAGCGATTGAGAAGCTACATAGCGGAAGCATACTATGTGCCGGCGTTGGGACCGGTAAGAGCATCGCTGCGCTTGGATATTTCTACATGAAGGTTTGCGGCGGGGTACAGTGGGACCCGGTCAACGGCGAGGATATGATCGGACCGATGCTATACCCAAGGCCGCTCTATATCATCACGACAGCGAGAAAGCGCGATACCGGAGAGTGGGCGAAGGAATGCGAGCGGTTTGATTTATATTTGGATTACGAGAAGTGCGAATGCAAGATTATCATCGACAGCTGGAATAACATTCACAAGTATGAAGACGTGAAGGGCGCGTTCTTTATATTTGACGAGCAGCGGGTGGTCGGCAGCGGGGCCTGGGTGAAGTCGTTTTACAGGATCACGCGGGCGAACGAATGGATCCTGTTGTCCGCAACGCCGGGAGATACCTGGATGGATTATATTCCGGTGTTTGTGGCGAATAGGTTTTATAAGAATCGGACGGAGTTTTTGAGGCGGCACGCTGTGTTTAACAGGTTTGCGAAGTATCCGAAGGTGGACCGGTGGGTGGAGACCGGGCATCTGGAGCGGTTGAGGAGGATGATTACGGTGACGATGGTATATGAGAAGAAGACCGTTCCCCACTGGAACGATATTGTCGTCACCTACGACAAGGCGCTCTACGACCGGATCATGAACGACCGGTGGAATCCGTGGGAGAACGAGCCGATTGAGGATATTGCCCGGGCCTGTTATCTAATGCGGCGTGCAGTCAATGAGAACGAGATCCGGGCGAGGAAGCTGTTCTGGCTGGTAATTGCGCAGCATCACAAGGCGATTGTGTTTTATAATTACGACTATGAGCTGGAATTGATCAAGAAGACGTTTGGGGAGATGGAGGCGCTGGACGAGCTGAACGTTTCGCCTGAGATTCGCCATATTGATATTGCGGAATGGAACGGGCATAAGCACGAGTCGATTCCGGCATCTGAACAGTGGGTGTACCTGGTTCAGTACAACGCCGGGGCTGAGGGATGGAACTGTGTTGAGACGGACACGTTGATATTCTTCAGTCAGAGCTATTCCTACAAGATGATGACGCAGGCGGCAGGAAGGATCGACCGGTTGAATACGCCGTTTGTGGATTTATATTATTATGTGTTCAAGACGGCGGCCCCGATCGACAAGGCAATTGACCGGGCACTGCGGGCGAAGCAGAATTTTAATGAGAAGCTGTTTATGAAGTGGTGAATATGCATAAATGTCGTTTTTCGCGCTTGTTAATAATTTCGCAGTCAAAACATGCCTTATTATAGAGAGAAGGTATAGAGTTTGCGTTGTTAACGCAGATTCTTGATATTTTGGGCAGCTCTTCTCCAAGTTTTGTCATCTTCAGCAAAACGGCCCTCCTTTCATTCAAGTCCCAAATCCTTCTCTCGTTTTCTTTTGAAACGATTCAGTCGCCGACAGCAAATATGCAAATGACTTTTAATCATTGTGGCAATAACGCGGCTGGCTAATATTCGGGCACGAACAGCAATCTTTCTTTAAGTACGGCTATTACTTATATGACGTGCCTGGTTAATTATGAGACGCAAACTGCAATTCAGCTTTACGGAAGCAAGTGGGTTCGAATCCCACCTCGGGTGTACCTTTTGGTACGTGGCAAACCACGCGGCGTCTCGTTGATATTTTTGGAGGTCTGGCTTATGGGAAAGAAGGAAAGCGATTTTCAAGGCAGCTTGATTAAGGAGTTAAAGAAGAGATATGAGGGCTGCATTGTTCTGAAAAACGATCCGAACTATAAGCAGGGCATCCCCGATTTGACGGTGCTTTATAAGGATCGCTGGGCGGCGCTGGAATGCAAGCGTGGCGAGAAGGAGAAACATCAGCCGAATCAGGATTACTATGTCGAGAAGATGAACGGAATGAGCTACTCGGCATTTATATTTCCGGAGAATAAGGAAAGCGTGCTCCACGATTTGGACGCGCTGTTTAGTTGATATTTCAGGCACGAACAGCAGCTTAACCAATAGGTCGCCGGTTCGAGTCCGGTTCAGTCAGAAACGACTGGTATCTCAGTTGGATAGAGAAATTGGCAATTATTGTGCCTGGTTTACGGTAAAAGACGCGTGCAGCAATTTTATTTAAGACTTGAAATCTTACCTCCTTATCGTAGCGCGTCTTGTTTCAAACATTTATATTTTTGGAGGGCATAAATGAATTGGAACCAGCATAGAAATTTAGAGGGCAGCCACGCGTTTCTCAGCGCGAGCAAGTACAGCTGGCTGACAAAGACGAATGAAGAAATTGTGCAGAGCTATACGAATTCCTTTGCGCAGTCAATCGGAACGCTTTCGCACGCCTTTGCGGCGGATTATATACGGTTTCGGGAGAAGCTGAAGAAGAGCGATTCGCGGACGTTGAAGATGGATCTGATGCGGCGCGGGATCCCCGAGTACGCCATTGATATTCGGGCGTTCTTTCCGACGGTGATGCGCTATGTGAACGATTCCATCGATTACATGATGGATCCGGAGGTGTTGCTGTATTATTCCGATTTGTGCTTTGGGACGGCGGATTCGATACAGGTTTCAAACGGCGTGCTGCGCATTCACGACTTGAAGACGGGGACGACTGTGGCAAAAATTGATCAGCTGAAGATCTATGCCGCCTTATTCTACCTTGAATATGGACAAAAACCTGAAAGATTGAGGACAGAGCTACGAATCTATCAATCTGATGATATTCTTGTACACGAACCCGAAGTCGAAGAGATCAGGGAGGTGATGGACGCGATTGTGGAGAAGGATCGGGTTCTGCAAAAATTGAAGGAGGTTTAATCTCATGAATGACTTTGGATTCCGAGGCGTTGAAGAAGAGATTTTGCTTGCGTTGGACAGTTTGATGGAGCATGGGCTGTGTATCATCGCCCACGCGATCGGCGTTGATCCCGCGGCGTTTATCGAGCTGCAGCACGGTTACAGCGACAGCGGTATTTATCGCGGTGATATTCCGGAAATGCCCTGGGATAAGTACGATTACGGCACACCCAGGCATTCTGGGCGTTATCCGTGGGGGAGCGGCGAGAATCCGTACCAGAGAAATCTTTCGTTCCTTGGAAAGATTGATCACCTTACCAAGGCGAAGGGACCGGACGGAAAGAAGCTGTTTACGGAGAAACAGATCGCCGAATCCATGGGTATGAACACCAGCGAGCTGAGGAAGCGTAAGAGTCTTGCCAACGCCGAGGTCCGGGCCTATGAAGTGGCGGAAGCCAAGAAATTGAAGGCCAAGGGTATGTCCACGTCCGCGATAGCTAGGCGGATGGGGAAGAACGAGAGTTCTGTTCGGTTGCTTCTTGACGAAGAAGTTAACGAGCGGATGAGCAAGGCGGCGAAGAACGCAAAGTATCTGAAGGACAGGGTTGAGGCGCTGGATTATATTGACGTCGGAAAAGGCAGCGAGTATAATTTGGGATTGTCTTCGACTTCAATGGCCAATTCGCTTAAATATCTGGAGCAGCAGGGCTATACGCTGCATGATATTCAGGTGGAGCAGCAGGGAACTGGCAAGATGACCACGACAAAGGTATTGGCAAAGCCCGGCGTTGAGAAGAAGGAGGTTTACAAGAACCTCGATAAGATCGCTATGGTGACGGATTTATATTCTGACGACGGCGGAGACACTGTCAAAGAGGTCAAGCAGTACGTCAGCATTGATCCGAAGCGGGTGCAGATCCGGTATCCCTCTGACGGCGGAGCGGACATGGACGGCGTGATCGAATTGCGTCGCGGTGTGGATGATATTTCGCTGGGTCGGAATCACTACGCCCAGGTTCGCATGCTGGTCGGCGGAGACCATTACATGAAGGGCATGGCGATGTACGCAGACGACTTGCCGCCGGGAGTTGATATTCGGTTCAACACTTCAAAGCCTGATGGGACGCCGATGTTTAAGCCGGCGGACGGTGGTGAATCGGTGCTCAAGAAGGCCAAGACCGGTCAGGAGAACCCCTTCGGAGCGAACCTGAAGCCAGACGAGAAGCTGACTCGGGCGCAGCGAACTTACTTTGACGAGAACGGAGTCGAGCATCAGTCGGCGGTGAATATCGTCAAAGAGGAGGGCGATGTCGGTGACTGGGGACGGAATCTGTCGAGTCAGTTCCTGTCCAAGCAGACCCCGGCGCTGGCGAAGAAGCAGCTGGACATGGCGTATGATATTTCAAAATCCGACATGGACGAGATCGCTTCGTACACCAATCCGGTTGTCAAGGCTTCAATGCTGGAGGATTTCGCAGGTCGATGTGAATCTGATGCCGTGCACCTTCAAGCCGCAGCACTGCCAAGACAGAGCAACAAATTTATATTGCCGTTGCCGCACAACAAGGACAATGAGATCTATGCGCCTGGTTATCGGGACGGAGAAGAAGTTGTTTTGGTGCGCTTTCCCCACGGGAGCACATCGGAGATTGTCCGTGGAACGGTCAACAACAATAATAAGGAAGCCCAGCGCGTGATCGGTGATCCGGGAACGGTACTTGACGCTGTAGGCATCAGCCCTAACGCGGCCAAGAAGCTTTCTGGCGCGGACTTCGATGGGGATACCGTGCTGGTGATCCCAACGTCCGGCGTTAATATTAAGAGCAAGGACCAGCTTTCCCAGCTCAAGGGGTTTGCGGACACGATGCATGAGCAGTACAAGGGTTATCCCGGAATGCATGTTATGACGGACCAGGAGAAGGGACGCGAAATGGGCGTCGTTTCGAACCTGATTACTGATATGACAATAAGGGGTGCTTCGGATGACAAGATTGCCAGGGCATTGAAGCATTCCATGGTTGTCATCGACGCTCAGAAACACGAGTTGGACTGGAAGCGGAGCGAGCGGGAGAACCGCATCGACGAACTGAAGCAGGAGTTCCAGCTGAAGCCTGACGGAAAGTACGGCGGTGCTTCGACATTGATCTCCAGGAGCCGGTCTGAGGAACGTATCCCTGAGCGCAAGCTGAAGGCCCCCTCCAAGATGACCCCCGAGGAGAAGAAGCGGTACATGAACGGGGAGCAGATCTGGGAGGAGACCGGCAAGACCAAGACCTTTAAGGATGCCATGCCCAGCCGCATGACCAAGGAAGAAAAGGAAATGTGGAAGAGCGGCGACCCGGAGCTGCAGCGGCAGGTGCGCGCTTCGATGGCCCAGGACGGGCGGCTTCGCGTGCGGAATGTAACCGTTACGGAGAAGAGTACCAAGGGCGCTCTGGCCGAGGACGCCTATGACCTGACATCCACCGGCAACAAGGAGACGGCGAGGCCCATCGAACGGGTATACGCCGAGTATGCCAACAAGATGAAGGACTTGGCCCGTCAGGCGAGGGCAATGGCGAGAAACCAGGAAGACTGGGACGCCGATCCAGCGGCAAAGAAGAAATACGCGGCTGAGGTTCAGAGCCTGGACGAGAAGCTGGCCGTGGCGAAGAAGAATGCGCCTCTGGAACGCATGGCGCAGCGTATTGCCGGTGAGGGCATGAAGCAGGTGCTGGCCGCCAATCCCCTGCTTAAGGATGACAAGGAGCATTATAAGCGGGAGAAGGGACGCCAGCTGGACGCCGCGAGGAAGAAGGTTGGCGCTAAGAAGCTGCAGATCGGCACGCAGAGGAATCCGCTTACCGATCGCGAATGGGAAGCGATTGAGCATCATGCTGTTTCCAAGTCCAAGCTGCAGGACATTCTGAATCAGTCGGACAAGAGCCGCATTCGTGAGCTAGCATTGCCCAAGACTCATAACGGCATTGCCCCGGCCAAGATCGCAAGGGCTAAGACGATGCTGCGCAATGGGTATTCGAGAGCGGAAATCTGCGATATGCTGGACATTTCGGAGAGCAGCCTGATTCGTGAGCTCAATCTGTAAAGAATCGGTTTAACAACTAAATAGGCAGGCCAAATGTCGTTTACAAATGATTGTGTTTGTAGGCGCTTCTTTTTGGCCTGCTTTGTCTTTATAGAGGTGAAAAGATTAGGAAGTGATGAAAATTGGCGCAGACTTGGGTGACTACGCTGGACAATCCGTGGGATTTCTGGACGCACTTTGATGAGTGGAACGCGTTCGATCAGGAAAAAGGGTATTTTACGAATAATTACGTTGCAAGAGTCGCTTTGGTTTCGAGTGAAATGAGTGAAGATGAATACGAAGATGCTGTTGAAGCTGCTGTGGATGACATTGTAAGACTGAATATTACTGGAAATTACAGGAAGATTGTGAAGAAAGATTAATTATGAGCTCTGAATGAGGACAAATTGTGCTTAATTACGTTTAAATGCGTTAATTGAAGTGCAATTTGTCCTCATTTTGAACTTGTAATTACAGTTTTTGCCTGAAAATATAAAGAAAAAAGGTAACTATATGGTACCATCGGCCTGCCACCGCCATGAAAAGGGCCCTATAGGACCAGGGGAGGGGGTCAGAAAAAATACCCTACCCCCTAGCAT